CTACTGTGGTTGATCCACTCCGGACGGGCGCACCGCTTGAGGCGCTGTCACGTCGACGCCGAAGGCGAGCGCGGCGCGGGAAAGATCCGTCATGAGGTCCCGCAGGGCCCGGTAGGCGTCCGAACGGATGGGAGCCTTCGCTGCCAGGGCAGCTACGCTCTGGCGGGTGCTCTGGATGACGGCGATTGCCGCCGCATCATCCATCTTGCACCAATAGCGCTTTGTCCGACGCACCATGCTCACCCCTCCCCCGCCGCGCTGCGCCGGCGCCGGCGGAAGCCGGCAGAGGCGGCGGACTGGAGGCGGGACATCTCGTGCTCGAGATAGGCCTGGCCGATCAGCAGCGCGCGGATGGTGGCGCGGGCGTCGCCATCGCAGGTGGCGAGAGCCTCATCGATTTCAGCCTCGCTGACGTCAAAAGGTGAGCGTTCGGCGGGCGCGGGCTCGCTCGGCATGGTCGTCTCCGGACTGGTGGCGCGCCTATCCATTCCACGAGAACGAACAAAGAACAAGCCACGAGATATAGGGGGTGGAAGAGCGCGGCGGCGGGTAATAGCATCAACCGAATGTGCAACCTCTACTCGCTCACCAAGGGCCAGGCGGCCATCATCGCGCTCTCGCGCGCCATGCGCGACACGACGGGCAATCTGCCTCCCCTGCCCGGCATCTTCCCGGACTATTCCGCGCCGATCGTGAGGACAGGCGCCGACGGGGTGCGCGAACTGGCGATGGCGCGCTGGGGCATGCCGTCGTCGCAATTCGCGCTGATGGAGACGGCGAAGAAGCGGGCGGCGAAGCTCGAGGCCAAGGGCCAGGAGGTGGACTTCAAGGAGCTGCTGCGGCGGGAGCCTGACAGCGGCACCACGAACATCCGCAACACCGCGAGCCGCCACTGGCAGCGCTGGCTCGGGCCGGCGCACCGCTGCCTCGTGCCCTTCACCAGCTTCAGCGAGCACAACAAGGCAGCCGGCGGCGACATCTGGTTTGCGCTGTCGGAAGAGCGGCCGCTGGCCTTCTTTGCCGGCATCTGGGTGGGCGGGTGGACCTCGGTGCGCAAGATCAAGACGGGCGTGGAGACGCTCAACCTCTATGGATTCCTCACCTGCGAGCCCACCGAGCCGGTGAAGAGCATCCACCCCAAGGCGATGCCGGTCATCCTCACCGAGGCAGACGAGGTCGACGCCTGGATGCGGGCGCCGTGGGAGGAGGCGAAGGGGCTGCAGCGGCCGTTGGCAGCGGGTGCGCTTGAGATTGTGGCGAAGGGCGCCAGATCCGATGACTCTATTTAGCGAGAAGCCGTCGAGCGCCAGCAAGGGCGTTCCGGAGTGCCCGTCTGGACGTCCGGGTCCGGGAGCTGACTGGCTGGTCTTGGCTGCCGTTATGCAGATAGCCACCGTTCTGCGTCCGACCCATTGCGGACATCCTATCGATCAGTCTAGCTTGTGGAATGTCAAACAACTTGTGAGGGTTATTCTGCCCCCACGAGGATAGAAAAGTTCGTCTCCGTTGGCCCCGTCGGCACTAAGTTCCCAGCACTTGAGTTGCCGATATCGACACGCTTAGGTTGAATCAGATTTTTCCGCGTATATAACAGTGTTATAGCCAACTGTGAATAGGGTTGATCTTGACAACTGTAGATGACGTTCCTTTCGCCACAATAGTGCATCAATCGGGATGCGCCGACGTCATTTTTGTTCACGGTTTGACTGGCAGTCCCATAGATACATGGAGCTCAAAGGGAAGTACGGAACCCGAGGGCGCATATTGGCCCATGTGGCTCGCGGCCGATCTGCCTTATCTCAATATGTATGCAGTTGGATATCCTGCGAGTCTGTTCGCGAGGTGGGCCAAAAAGGAAATGGACCTTTTTGAACGGGCCAAATCAAGTCTCGAAACGATGTCATCCTATGGCATCGGCAATAGGCCAATAGTGTTTGTCGGTCATAGTCTTGGCGGCTTGTTGATAAAGCAGATGCTTCGGACGGCGCGAGATTCCGCGGAGAAGCCGTGGCAGCAGATCGCGGATCAGTGTCGGGGCGTATTTTTCATTGCGACGCCACACAGCGGGTCAGGCCTCGCGAATATTCTAAGTTTCTTGTCGCTTGGTCTGAAGTCCGCTTTTATCGACAAGCTGAAAGCGGATTCCAGTGAGTTGACAGAGCTGAATGAGAGCTTTCGCGCTCACTGTGTGAAGCAACCAATGATCGTGGTGGCCTACTACGAGAAGTTCAAGACTGGCAAATCGATGATCGTGGTGGATCAGAAAAGCGCCGATCCCGGCATAAGTGGCGTTACCCCAATTCCCGTCGACGCCGACCATAACGCGATTTGTGCGCCCCTGAGTAGGCAATCTCCAATTTATGTCAGTCTTATTTTTCGCCTGAAGACGATTGTGCCACCTCCTGCGGCTGCGCCTCCCGATTCTTTCGGTGACGTCGATGACATGTCTTCGCCGAGCCCATTGGATAGAAGAGATCTGCATACAAAGATGATCGCTGCCGGGCGCGAGCACGAGTATCTGTTTGCAAACTCATCCCAGAGCAAATTCGCCAGACTTTTCGAGAAAACGGGGCTACTAAAATATCCGTCACAGCTTCATAACGACATACTGCTCGACATCGAACAGCGCTTTCAAAACCTTGTTTACCATCCCCTGATTTGCACAGGCGCGAGCCTTGAAGTGGTTTCGACTGCGATACAGGAAAAAGTAGTCGAACCGCTGGCGACAAAATATGGGACGAGTTCTGCAACGACTACCACGATCATGAACGCTCTGTATTTTCTGACTGAGCGCTGCCATGTGCGGTGGGACAAGCCATGAAGGTGCGTCAGTGGTATGCCCAACTCGACGTCTTCGACACAGTTCGTCGGTACACCGCTCTTATGTCGCGGTGGAGCGGGGAAGGGCCAACTCGTGAGCGGCTGTTCGTTTCGGATTTCTATCTCGCAAACCCAAGCCTGCTGCATGAAACAAATATGACGTCCGATGCGCGCAAGGCTTTCAACGAGCTCCGCGTACCCCGCCCAGATCAGATATTTCTGCGATTGCCGTCTGCTGCGGTCCTCTACCAGAAAATGTCCGGCATTCAGAGCGAGGCGCTGCATAACATGCTGGGAAGAGGTCTCTGCGACCTTCGTATTGCCGATTCTGGGCAGTTTCGGTTGAGCGAGGATGGTCAGAGATTCGCCCGCTCGCTCGGCAGAAAACTTGTCTTGCCATTGGAGTCCGAAGTGGCGGATTTTCTTACGTCGGAATTCAGGATGGTAGGTGTCGGGCGGGGCGGCCTTAGAGCTGCGACAGGTCTGATGAGGATCGGAACATGACACTGATACCTCTGATCACGATCAGGCGTGTTCGGGTGCTTAAAGGCACCACAAGGGCGTATGATGAGGCGTTCCACCCCGGCGTGAACATAATCAGAGGAGAAAATAGTTCCGGCAAGTCGACTATCGCCGACTTCATTTTCTTCGGCCTGGGCGGCGAGTTTGATCGGTGGAAAGACGCCGCGAGGTACTGCACGGCGGTTCAGATCGAGATCGAGACTGCGCAGTCAGTGCTCACGTTGCATCGCAGCGTGCGCACCAAGCTGGAGCCAGCCTACATTTTCTACGGCACGATGGATGACTCTGATGGTCATGGGGTCGGGGATTGGGAACGGCTCCCGATTAGGCGGCCCTCAGGTGGCAAGGAACTGTCGCTCTCGCAGGTATTGTTTCGGGCAGCCGCGATTCCTGACGCTCCCAATGCAGGCGACTCCAATGTCACCATGCACCAGGTGATGCGTCTACTTTACGCCGACCAACAGACCCCTGCCGGAAAATTGTTCCGCTTTGAGAGCTTCGACACGCGAGACATCAGAGAGGCGGTCGGACAACTGCTTATCGGCATCAATGGCTACGATCTTTATGACGGTCAAATTCGGCTCCGGGAGCTTAACAATCAGTACACTGAAAAGGATCGGCTGTACCGCGCCACTTTGGCTGGGTTGCCAAATTCCGAAGGGCTGGCATCTGTTCAGACGCTGATCAACAGGGTGCAAGAGCTCAATTCCGCTAAGGAAAAAGTGTTAGATGAGATCGCACGTGTCGACGAGTTTGTAAACGACGAGCTTGCCGATTCCTTTATTAACGAACGAAAGGCGATGCTATCAAAGGTCCGGGCTGCGGCCAACGCATTGAACGGCCGGGACCAGGAAGCGATGGAGCTTCAGGACGAAATTCAAGAACTCGGCGACTTTCTTAATCACCTTGAGCAACAGGCCGAGCGCTTGAAATCTGCTGAAACGGTGGCAGAGGCGCTCGGCGGCATCGAATTTCAGTATTGCCCCGCCTGCTTGAAGCCGCTGGATGGCGCGGACGAAAAGCATTGCATCGTCTGCCACCAGGTGGTCGATGAGGAAGCTGCGAGGTCGAAGTTTTTCGAGATCAAGATCGATTTGGAAATGCAGCTAAGAGAGACGAGACAGCTCTCCACAGCGCGGGCGACCGAACTCGAGGAACTCAAAGCAGCGATACGGGCGTCCCGGAGGGATTTCGCGACACTACAGATCGAGTTTTCCGCGCGATACGACGTCAGCAATTCGCCTCGAGAGAGCTTTCTGGCTGAGCGTAACAGAAAACTCGGTCGGATCGAGCAGGAAATCTCCTACCTTGATGGTCTAAGAAGTGTCCTTGAGCGCCTCGACAGGCTGTCACTCGAGCGAGGACAACTCAATGACGCGATAGAAGCGTTGAAGGTAAGGCTTGGACGGCTTTCAGCGTCTGCGAGTTCGAGGCGGATGAAGGCACTAAATTCGGTCTCGGTCATCGGCCGACGGATACTGAAGGATGACCTTAAGCGTGAAGACAGCTTCGAGACTGCGCAGATTCTGTCCGTCGACTTCGGCGACGACGCTATGTTGGTCGATGGAAAGATGAATTTCGCCGAAAGCAGCAACGTCGTTCTGAAGAACACGGCTATCCTCTCGCTTTTTCTCGCTGCGTGCTATGACAAGGAATTCTGGCACCCAAGGCTGCTCCTAATGGACAACGTCGAAGACAAAGGAATGGAACAGGACCGTAGCCACAATTTTCAGCGGATCATCATCAAGGAAGCTGAGAAGATAAAGATGCCCCACCAAATCATATTTACAACGTCAATGCTCGCGCCCGAGTTGGAAGGGAGCTCATATACGGTAGGCCCGAAGTACACGCGGGACAATAAGACATTGAGAGATGTCTAATTTTGCCCGCGTTGCGAGCTAGCTTTTTTACCATCCGCCCGAACAGGCGATTTGATGTACCAATTCGACTTGGTCGACTCGATGCTCGGGACCGCCATTGGCGCCTAGGCGACGTGACGCCGCCACGGAGCTAAGTCCGCTCTCGGGCCAGAGCGACGGCGACCTTCTACGACCGGCTTGGGGGCACAGAGCGGGCGTTTGCAACGGCGTATCTTTAGGGCCGCCTTGGGACAGTTTCAAGCATTCGCATTGGCTTCCATCAATCGAGTAAGATCTCCGAGGAGTTGCTCGTCCATCGTGTTGATGAGTTCGGCATCGCACGCGATCCCGCCGCGCTCGGAGATATGGTCGAGCCCCGGGCACGGCTCATCGCCTGCGGCCACGATCCGGATCACCCGCCCGCCCAGCCGCCGGATCGCCGCCACCTCGTTGGGAAAGCGCACGTCGTCAGCCACCACGCGCGGCTTGCCGGCGACTGCGTGCTCCCAGGCGCGGGTCCACAGGTCGGGCGCGATCATGTCGCGGCCCCATTCGGTGCCGAGCCACTGCATTGCCTGGCGCGGGGTGCGGCCGCCGAGCAGGGCGCAGGGCGTCTCCTTCAGCGCCCCGTCCACCTCCTCCTCCGTACAGCCGAGCGCGCGCATCATCGCTTTCAGCGGCCCGGCGAAGCGCACCCGCTCGAAGTCGTGATGCTCCACCAGGTGCAGCGCCGCCGTGGTCTTCCCCGCGCCCGCGCGGCCGGCGAATCCGATGACGATCTGGTTCAATAGGCAGTCCTCACATTGGGGCTTCAGCGAACAGGTCGCTCTGCCCAACGCTGTCCGGCAGGCCAGGTGAGCGGATGATCAGTTCGTGCGCGGGTGCCGGAGCCGCTTGGCTGATCGAGTACGTCACCGTGGCCTCGCTCATGGGGAAGGCCGCGAAGGCGGCGCGCACCAAAGGCGTGTCGTTGAGCGAGAGGATGAAGCGGCCCTTGAGCGCGGCGAGTTGCGCGGCGAGGCGCGGGAAGTCCCCGGCGCAGAAAACGCCCGCGCCGTAGTCCGCTTCGCTGCCGGCATAGGGCGGGTCGAGATAGAAGAGCGTGCCCGGCGCGTCGTAGCGGGCGATGAAGTCCGCATAGGCCAGGCGCTCGATGATGACGCCCGAGAGCCGCCCGTGCAGCTCGTCGAGCACCAGCGCGAGACGCGTCACGTCGAACCGGCCGGGCGTGCCCGGTGAGACGCCGAAGGTGCGGCCGGCCACCTTGCCGCCGTAGGCGGCACGCTGGAGATAGAGGAAGCGCGCTGCGCGCTCCAGGTCGGTGAGGCTTTCAGGCCGTTGCGCCAGCAGGCGCTCGAACTCGTCGCGGCTGGTGATGCGCCATTTCAGCAGGTCCATGAACGGTTCATAGTGCCGCTGCAGAATGCGATAGAACGTCGCCACGTCGCCCGAGATGTCGTTGATGACCTCGCAGCGCGGCACCTTCGTGCGGCGAAGGAACACGCCGCCCATGCCGACGAACGGCTCGGCATAGGTCTCGTGCGGCACGGCCTCGATCACAGCCACCAGGCGGGCCGCTAGCTGCCTCTTGCCGCCGATGTAGGGGGCAGCGGGCGAGACGGTGCGCACACTGCGAAAAAGCGGCTGCTGCATTGAGAACATTCCGTGAACTTGCTAGGCTCCGTCCGCGCACCGGTGCGCACGGCGGGCAGCCTTCACGGACGTGGTCGGGCTGGGCGGGGCTTCTTCCAGGAATTCCCGCAGCACTCGGACGTTGCAGCGTCCGTTGCCCCGTCGTCCAGCGACGCGGGGCGGGTTCGATCAAGTGAGCGAGCCCATAACCTGCATCACAGAATGGCTGCCATCCGTAGCGGCCGGTTCGGGCGCCTGTTCGTCCGGCGAGGGCTGACCTGCGACTACCGGCGCCAGATCGAGCATAATCATGCTCAAGAGATAGCACGTTGTTTCAAATTTTGCCGATTGAGCGATAATTTGTAACCCACGAGCTAAAGAAGCGATGTATTCGGCCGCCTGCTCTTCGTTCATTTATCCAACCCTTCCCCGCGTAAACTTGACGGTAGGAGGATTTGCGCGTTTCATCAATGAAACATTTTTCAATTTCACGCTTCGTGGTCAGGATGCTGCCGGAGGCGATAACGGCTGTTTGCGCGACGATATTCGTGCTCGCGTGAGACAGTCGTGCTAGGCGCAGTGCGCCTATCCAAGCCCTGACCGGGTAGGCGGGAGCCGGGTTGTCCCACCTGCGGACGACCCGGCTCATCCTTCAGGGAAACAAGCGCTTAAGCGCGAGGCCGATGGGCGGCGGCGATGTCGGACACGGTGAGCGGATAGCCTTCGCCCTGGAGAGAAAAGGCCCCTCCTCCGAAGAAAGGGGCGCAACGCCTTGGGTTGTGGTATCTTGTCCTGTCTACCCACGCGTGACCGGGTAGGCGGGGAGCCGGGCGACCTTTCCCACGAGGCGCCCGGCTCCTATTGCCACGGTCTAGTTGCGAGCCAGATCGAGAGCGCGAAGCAGACAGCCGTAAAAGCCGTGCTACCGCCGAGAACAAGCCAGTAATCCATGATCTTGATATCCGAGCGACCAGACGGCTTTGGCACTGACAGCCGATCTACCCTAAGACATTAGCGGGCCATACGGTTCCTTGCGGCTTGCCGCCCTGAGATGAGCGCGAGCGGAGAATGTAAGCCACTTCCCGATTAAATTGGACTCGTTCGAAGAGAAGGGTTAAAATCTCGCCTCGCCAGAAAAGCCCTCCTGAAAGGAGTGTGCGATGCCAGGCAAATATGACGACTTTGTACGTCGCGCAAATATCAAGATTTTCGAAAAGCGACTGCAGACTGAAACGGATCCTGGCGTCCGTTCGATTTTGGTTCGCCTGTTGTTTCAGTATAAAATAGATAAAATTCCAGACATTAAGTACAATTTGACTGATATCAATATCGTGCAGAAATAATATATATTATATCTGTCATGATTATGTCTGCATCGATGAGTCGCTAATGAACACTGATATCACGGACGACCGGGCGCTTCTAATGTTTATGAGTTTTGAAGCAGCGTTACGCACACGCGATCGCGCGATTATGCTAAATTTACTTATGGATATCCTGTCTGATTCTGACGCGTATCGAGCAACAGCGGGGCTTCCTCTTCGTCCCGTAACCCTCCACGCGGCTGGTTACGCGAGCGTCGGAAATCAGAATGACGGCAATCCCGAAGCCACATGAAGCCTATGCCTCTGTCTCGAGCCTTTCAATGTGCGCGCAGTCAACTAGGCAAATTGAAATTAGTCGCGGCTTTGGTCGGACAACGCACAGCACATGGCGCGCACAGCCATCCCTCACGCGACACCACCAGATCCACCAGTCCAAGCGCCTGTATGATGAACGGATTGACGTGCGGGTGTGACGTCGTGTGCGCTACTCATTTGGCAAACCCACGCTGAGGAAGAGCCAGAGTGAGGGGCAAATCAGCGCCGCCTGTCGCACCAGATGGGAGGGGGTACATCTCTCGAGTAGAAGGTCAGGGAAACCGGCGCTTGAGCGCGAGGCCGATGGCGGTGGCGATGTCGGGCAAGAAGGTGGTGAGCAGATTGCGGCTTCAGCTCTCGTCAATCGTCCACAGCGCCGCCGCGAGATCAGAGGCCCTCGCGAGGTCTCCCAGAACATTGTCGGATCATCCCCGAATGAGGGAAATCTGAGATCACAGCGCGCGCCCCGTCCGCCGAGCTATGAATGACTCGCCCGTTCCGCTGGGTTGTCAATCGCACCGGCGGAGATCTATCCTCGGAATTAAGAGGTGCCGCGTCGTTTTCCGACGCGGATACTGTGGCCTGCACTGGGAGCTTATCCCATGAGATGTCCTCTTTTTCCTGCGGACGAACCGGAACGCCTTGCTGCATTGCGAAATTACGGCTTTGCGGACGAGCGCTCCCTGCCCGACCTCGATCCCGTCGTCCGTATCGCCACGCGGATGTTCGACATGCCAATCGCCGCGGTAAACATGATCGGCAACGACCACGTCTTCTTCGCCGCCAGCACGGGAATCGGCGAGGTGGACATGAGCCGCGACGTGTCGTTCTGCGCCCACGCGATCCTGCAGCAGGGCATCATGGTCGTACACGATGCCCGCACCGACGAGCGCTTCCACGACAATCCCCTCGTCACGGGCGATGGCGGCATCCGGTTCTATGCCGGCATTCCGCTGCGATCGCTGGACGGGCACGCGCTCGGCGTGCTGTGTGTCATCGATACCAAGGCGTCCCGGCCCTTCACGGCCGAGGACGAGGCGCGGCTCGTCGAGCTGGCCCGCATGGCAGAAGACCGGCTGGAGCTGCGGCGCATCGATGTCTGCGCCAGGGAAGCGCCGCTGGAGAACGGCTCGGAGCCCATCGCCGTAGACCTGCGCCCGCCGGCGGGCATCGATGCCTTGACCGGCCTCGACGACCGCGCGCAGTTCTACCGCCAGGTCGAGCAGGCGCTGCTGCACGGCACGGCGGCGGCGGTCATCCTCCTGGACCTGGACGGCTTCAAGGACATCAACAGCATCCTCGGACCGGACCTGGGCGACGAGATTCTCCAACTGACCGCCCATCGGCTGCGAGACGGCGCGGGCGTGGACGCCCTGGCTGTCGCCCGGCTTGGAGGGGACGAGTTTGCGGTCCTCGCCCCGATTGAGCAGGTGGCCACGGCCCTGGCGCTGGCTGCGCGCCTCCAGGACACCATCGGAACCGCCGTCGAGCTCGCGAGCCAGGAGGTCCGTATCACCGCGAGCTGCGGCGTCGCGCTGGCACCCGCGCACGCGCAAGAGCCGGTCACGCTCATCAGCAATGCCGACCTGGCGCTGTACCAGGCGAAAGCGGGGGGCGCCGGAGGACGCGCGGTCTATGCGCCGGACCTGCGCTCGGCGGCAACTGAGCGGCATGTCTATTGCCTCGACCTGCACCGGGCTGCCACGAGCGGAGAGTTCGTCCTCTTCTACCAGCCACAGGTGCGGCTGGCGGACGGCACGCTGACCGGCGCCGAGGCGCTGATCCGCTGGATGCACCCCACCCGCGGGCTGCTGACCCCCGCCGCCTTCCTGCCGCAGCTTGAGAAGGGCCGCCTCGTTGGCGCCGTTGGAACATGGGTCCTCGATGAAGCTTGCGCCCAGGCCGCGCGCTGGATGCGCAGCGGGGTCGAGGATTTCCGGATCGCGGTGAACATCTTCGGGGCGCAGTTCCATTATGGGGACCTCGTCCGCGACGTGGCCCATGCCCTCGGCCGCTATGGGCTACCGTCCGAGGCGCTGGAACTGGAGCTCACCGAGAACATCGTACTGTCAAGCGACGACTCCGTTCTGGATACTCTGCACAGGCTCAGGGAACTCGGTGTCGGCATCGCCTTCGACGACTTCGGCACCGGCTATGCGTCGCTCAGCATGCTGACCCAGTACCCTCTGACCCGCATCAAGATCGACCGGAGCTTCGTCAGCCGGATGCTCCAGTCGCCGCGCGAGGCCGCCGTGACGGGTGCGATTATCCAGATTGGACGTGAGCTCGGCATCTCTCTCACCGCCGAGGGGATCGAGACGGATCTGCAGCGCGACTACCTCAGCTCCAGGCTCTGCCCGGAGGGCCAGGGATATCTGTTTGGCAAGCCAATGCCCGCGGCCATGTTCGAGACCGAGCTCGCCCGCCGCCCATTGTCTGGCCCGCAAGCGTCGCCTCGCACGTACTGCGGCCAAGCTGCACCACAATGACTTGCATCCGCCAAGATGTCAGTGCTTCGGCGGATGAGGACGCGAAGCACCTGGCGTCCTCCTTTTTTGGGCGCAGAAGCAGGCGCCCGGCAAACGCGGCTGTCATGCTGTGAGCGCGAGATGTCCCCGGCATGCCAGTGGGCAGTGCGGCAGGCCGTCGCGAGGTGCCCGGCCATCATTCAGACCGAAACTGGAATAAAGCCTCTGGCCCTATTGCGACATCGCTTGGCCTACGCTAGCGCTGCGGTACCCTGGCGACTGAGCAGTCATTCGCGTCCAATAATATCACCGCGGCCCAGCTTTCATGGACCGAAGATTTTGTATATATTAAGAATATAGCGAGCGACGCGTTGAGGGAGTGCGCGGTATGGAAGAGTTGCTCAAGCGAGCGGCAGCTGCCGACGCTCTATCCTACGAGCATCTCCACATCCTCCTGGACGCACTGCCCGTCGCGGTGTCATGGGCGAAGCTACCCGGCGGGGACATTCAGTTTGTCAATCGGACTTTTAAGAATTTATTCGGGTATAATGATGGCGAATTCGCAACTGCGGATGATTGGATAGAACGATCCTACCCGCGCGAAATCGACCGCCTTAAAGCGCGGGAGCGATGGAACAGGCTATGGGCCAATCATTCTACTGATATATTGGAGATCGATGCATTTGATATAGAAGTTCTTTGTGCAGACAGGACGGTGAAAACCGTCCAGCACAGGGGCATCCTGCTGCCGGCGATTGGCGTTGCAGTAGCTATTTTCGATGATATTTCTCAGCGACGCCTGATGGAGGATGCCTTGCGTCGCATCGCCTTCGAGGACACGGTAACCGGCTTGCCGAACCGGCGGGCACTCCAGCAATATTGGGCCGACTGGGTTGCAACGAAAAGGTCCGCCGGAGAAAGCGCGGCTCTTTTGCTCCTTGATCTCGACGGGTTCAAGTCGATCAATGATCGCTTCGGCCACGACGTGGGCGATGCCGCGCTCTTGGAGGTGGCTTCACGAATGAGAAACAGTGTGAACACCACCGACTTCGTCTGTCGGATCGGCGGTGACGAGTTTGTTGTCTTTCTGCCTGGGCTAAGAGAGCCGCAACAGGCTCAGCGGGCCTGCTGGCGCATCCTCTCCGAATTTAGCTTGCCCTGGTCGGCTTTGGAATGCCGCATTGGGTTGCAGGCGAGCATCGGCATCAGCATCTTTCCCCAAGACGGATCGAACTTGCGCGATCTACTCAAATGCGCGGACACGGCACTCTATCGCGCGAAGGCTACACATCGCGGTGGGTGTGAGTGGTTTCGCGTGCCCGACGCAGCCTAGCCGAGCCAGCGACCGGGCCGGGTGGGGTGATATGGTTGCATCGTAAGCTTAGACTACGCCACAATGCATCCATAGCTTTGCCTCCGCCTAAGGTCACCCCATGATGACCCCCGACAGCGCCCGCGCGGCTATCCAGGATGCACTACGTCCCCTCATAGGCACCCTCCCACCAGGCACCATCACCGTCGTGCGTGACGACGGTGATCCTGGGTTTAATTGGATCATCCAAGTGCGCGGAGGCGGCGCGATGCTGGCTGATGGCGCCGCGCTCAAACACCACCAGCAGATCATGGAGTGCTTCGAGGCGGTGCGAAACGCCAATCCCCTATTGAACTTCAACGAGGGGTAGCAGGGGAGGCCATCTTCCGGCATTTTATTGCGCGCCCACCCAAACCTGATCAGGTGGGCGGGGAGCCGGGTGTCTGCCCCCCACGAGGCGCCCGGCTCACTCCCCCGCGAAGCCGATGAATGGCTCCGGTGCATCATGCTCCGGCGGTCGGCGCGGTGCCCACCAATCGTCTCGCGCCGCCGCCGCCAGGTCGGCCACCATCATCAGGCCCGTGCGCTGGCGGAGCGGCACCCGCAGCACCTGGCGCCCGTCGCCATCGGCGAGCGGCACCACCAGTTCCACCCGGCCGGGCGTGCGGACGATGTAGGGGCCGACATCGGGATGGGGCGTCGGGCCGCCGCTCATTTGAAGAGTGGCGGCAGGGTCGGCGGCGGGCCGTCGCGCCAGATACGCGCCCAGCGCATCAGCGCGTCGCACAGGCTCATGCCTATGAGGCCGAGCACGAACCCCACCATGCCCTCAAACGAGGCCGGCGAGATCTCCGGCGAGGCGAGGTAGCGCGCGGCAAAGGCGGCGCCCGCCGGCGTGCAGTAGCCGGCGACGATGGTGCCGACCACAGCCGTCGAGAGATGGCGCAGAGGCGAGCCGCCGGGGCGGGTGAGCGAGCGCGCCAGGCCGCCAGCGGCGCCGGCGAGAAGGTGCGCCAGCTTGACGCCGAGCACGGTGGGATCGGGCGGAAGATCGGCCATCAGCGCCACCCGCACAGCTTGCGCCCAACGGCGTTGTGGGCCTTGGCCTGACGTATGGTGTCGTCGCTGTCCCTGACGGACCACCGCACCGGCTTCGCCGCGCGGCAGAAAACGTCAGTCCCGCCGGAACCCGTCGTCGTCGCGCAGGCGCTCAGGGTCAGAATTGCGGCGATCAGCGTCAGCGCGCGCGCGCTCCGCCTGCTGGACGGCACGGTCTGCATTGGCCCGCTCCCTTGTGGCCTGTTGGGCGGCGCCCTTGCGCACGCCGAGATGATGGATGGCGAGGGCCGCGGCGCCGGCGAGCCAGGCCAAGGCCGGCTTGAGGCCGAACGCGGACCAGAGCGCCACGAAGCCGGCGGCGCCGGCCGAGACGATCAGCGCGAGCCACCAGTCCCCGCCGCACAGCAGCGTGGCAACGAGGCTCACGGCCGCTGCCGCGGCCGGCAGCGCCCAGCCGAGGCCGAGCGCCGCCACCCACTTGGCGGAGAGGAGAGCAACAAGCGCGCTCATGCCGGCACCGCCTCGGCCGGCTCGGCCGTGCTTCCAAGGTCGGGCGCCTTGAGGTCGAGGGCGTCCATGATCTCGGCCGCCTTGGCCTTGGCCCATTCGCGATAGACGTAGCCCAGCACGGCCACCAGAGCGCCCGCCACCATCAGGATGGTGAGGATGGTCGCGGCCATCGCGCTCTTGTCGGCCACCGGCACCAGCGCGTCCGTGGCGACCCCGATGCCGGTGGAGACCGTGCCGCCGGAGGCCAGCGCATCGCCGATGGCTTTGGGCGGAGGCGACTTGGCGGACGAGGCATAGGCCTTGCCGCAGGCCGTGGCCGTGGGCATCGGCAGATGCACCGAGCCGGAGGCGATGGCCTGGCCGAGCTGCTTCGCCTCGGCGACGCGGCGACCCCATCCCTTGCCGAACACGTCCCAGGTCTTGAGGTTCTTCAGCATGGCGAGCCGGCGGGCCTGGATATCGGCGATGACTGCGTCGTGGTCCTCCGCACGCTCCAGCGCGGCGATCGTCGCCGGGCCGAGCACGCCGTCCGCGGCGATGCCGAGCGCCCGCTGCAGCCACTTGGTGGCCTGGGCCGGGCCGGAATTCACGGCGCCGTCGAACACCACGTAGTCGATGCCGGCGGGCAGCTTGTCGCCCTGGATCAGGTCCCAATAACGCCGGCGGTAGATCTCCTGAAGCTCGCTCTCCTCAAGCTGCCGCACGTCGCGCGTGGGCAGGCCCTTGGAGCGGCGGTAGTCGTCATAGACCCGCTTGATGACGCCCTTCATGGTGGGGCCGCCCGGGTCGCGGGGATGATTGAAGTACCCGCCCTCATGCACCAGGACAGCCGCCAGCGACGGCGCGAAATTGCTCGCAACCATGGGTAACCTCATCAGGTTGTCAGGGATGAATGCCGCTCAGGCGGCGGCGAACACGCATTCCGGCGTGACGGGATAGATCTGCGCCGCACCGAAGTCCGGGATCAGTTCGGCCGGCCCTTGCCACAGCACGTTGACGTGAAAGCCCGCGACCGGCTCCAGCACCGGCATGGGGCCGAGGTCCGGATCGGCCTCGATGGTCGCGCCGGTGGGGCGGAAGATCGTCCCGTCCGCGCCCACGACGGCGATGTCGTAGCGGTAACCCTCATAGGTGCCGCAGGACGGCCAGACGGGCGCGCCGTCCGGCCCTTCGACGGTGCCGGAGCCATACAGCGCGAAGGCCGCGCGGGCCGTCTCCCGGTCGGGGAAGCGCAGGAAGATCGTCGTGCTGAAGATCGTCTCGCTCATGCCCACCCCCTCGCCTGCCCGGTGAGCGCTGCGCCGGAGCCACGCGTTGCCCACGCCACGAGTTCGTCGATCTCCAGCGCGCAGCCCGCCGGCAGGCCCTGATAACCACCGAGCCAGATCGAAGCGCGCGAGCGGTCCATGGTGTTGCTGTCACTGAGCGCTGCGCCGCCGTTGACGGCACCCGCGCGACCGGACCCGTCCCAGGCGCCAACCGCGCCGATCTCGCCAGGCAGCGCCGCGCCGAGAGAAATGGTCGCGACGCTTGATCCGTCGAGCCGCAAGGAGGTGCCGGGCGACGGCCCGGCCCTCAGCAAGGCGTAGCCCGACCCAAGGCCAAGCATGGGCAGCGACGCGGCCGTCACGGGCACTCGGACCCGCCAAGCATAGGACGCCGCAACGCCTTGTAGGGCCGCCGCCGCGCCTGCGGTGAGCTGCACCACGTCGGCGATCCGCGAGGCCGCCGCTGCGGTCGTCGGGACGTAGGAGGTCGCGATCTCGCCCGCCTCGATTTGGGCACCCCAGGCATAGATCGTCTGCGCGGGCGTGTCGGCATTGCCCGCCCGCCCATCGCGGCCGATGTTGATGTAGTTGGCGCCGCTGGTATCGAGCGTCGACACCAGCACAAAGCGTTGCCACTGGCTTGTCAGCGTGCAGGCGATCGTCTGGTGCACCGATGACGATTTCGTCCACGTGAGATAGACCGTCTCGCCGCCGAGCGCCCCGCGCAACCAGACCGAAAAGGCGTAGGCGGGGCTCGCTGCCGGCGAGGTGATGAGCCGGTAGACGGAACCGAAGCTGGTGCCCGTCGCGGCAGGGTAATCGAGCTGCGTCCCCGTCATGGTGCCATCCGGCGCGAGAACGGCATTGCCCGTGCGTGTCGGGCTCTGTGTCCCGGTCGCCAGCCAGCTATGGATTGCGGCGGAGTCGAGCGCGAGATTGGTCGCCGGCCCCTCGATCAGGAGGCGCGGGCGCCCGCTGCGCCGGGCAAATGCCGGGGTGTTGGCCGGGACGGTCACCAGCGCGCCGCTGGCATCGACCACCCGTTTGGCGCCGGATGAGACGGCGAGGACCGATGAGAGCGGCACCGACGCGCCGGCCAGAGCGAAGCGACCGCGCGCGAAGTCGGCCGCGAGCACCGGGGCGATGCCGTCGAGCCGATGGCCATCCGCCAGCCACCAGGGCGCCGCCCCCCGTCGCCGCGCGGAGAAGGGGTGCGCGAGCGCGAGCGCGCCGCGCATCAGCCCCAGAACTCCAGCGTCACGCGCGCCGCCACCTCGCTGATGGCGGCGATGTGGGTGACCGTGTCGGGAAGCTGACGCGTCGCCGGATTGAGCGTCGGGGCCGTGCCGTCCGCCACGTCGCCGGGCACGGCCGCCACCACGTCCGCGCCGCCGAAGCGCACATAGATGTCCGCGGTGCCGACGATGTTCACGAACCGCGCGACCGCCGGCACCACGACGCGCTCGGACACGCCCGGGACCAGCAGCAACGCGCAGACGTGATCCGACGGCAGCGGCGCGAGGCCGGCGCGGGTGGGCATGGCGGCGGTGCGCGAGAGGAAGTCACGCATGAGGCTCATCTCCGGAAAGAGGTTGGCTCAAGAGGCCTTGCGGGTGTCCGCCCCGGGCGCGGGGCGCTTGAGATCGATGGTGGTGGTGAAGCCCTCGCCGCGCGACAGGCTGTGGCGGATGGAGGCGGCCTGATAGGTGCCGTCGAGGCCGGGCCGCGTGCCGGAGACCGTCACCGGCGCGCCGGGCTGGGCTGCGACGTTGCCGAGAATGGTGACCGAGCCTTCCCCCTTGTCGCGCGCGCTCTCGGCGGCGCCGCCTTCGGCCCTTTTGTCGGCCGCGTCCTCGTCGTCGGCGGGGCGGAGCGAGAGCACGTCGGAGGATTCCATCTCCTCCACGTCCTTGTCCTTGTACGTGTATTTCGCCTTCTTCGGGTCCCACGTGCGCACCCGCACGCGCCGCCAGCGCGGCTTGCCGCGCACCGGCGTGAGCGACCAGCGCTCCAGGTTCACGCCCGCCGCCGCCGTGATGGGCACAAGCGGACGGCCGGAGGCGGAGAGCCCGCCATTGCGCGGGATCAGCAGCGCCTGGCGGCCCATGATCTTGAAGGTGGCGCCGAGATCCTCCGCGAGCATGGCGCCGAAGCCCTCGAAGGAGAGGCCGTCGAGCGCGAGATAGTCGCGCCGGATGGAGACGAGATGCGGGTGCACCCGCACCGAGAGGCCCGCCGCCTGCGCCGCCTTCTTGAGGGCGTCCTCCACGCTCACATCGTCGAAGTGGCGCTCGGCCGGCTTCTTGGCGTCGCCCTGCGGATCGGCGCTCTTGGCCTCCACATGCAGTTCGCGCCCGCCGCCGCGCGAGCCCTCGCCGCGCGGCACGTCGACGAAGCCGGAGAAGACGTGCGCGGCGCCGGTCTCGCTGGTGCCGAGGTCGATCTCCACCGGCGCCCGCTCGGGCGGCATCTGCAGGCGGCCCATGCTGTCTTCCAGCACCAGGCGCGCGGTGTCCGCGGACGGGTCGTCAGAGAGGTTCACCTCCAGCGAGAGGAGAAAGGGCGCGACGCGCGAGGACACGTCGATGCCGCCCACGCGCACGCGGTAGAGCGGGGTCATCGTGCGTCGCCCTTCGCGCAGGCGCCGCCGGCCAACCCGCCTGCGCGAAGGGCGGTCAGTCCCATAGCCGCACCACGGTGGGCGCGGCGGCCGAGGGCTGCGGCCTCGGCAGGCGCACCATCGTGCCCACCGGCAGCAGCGGGCCGTGGGCGGCAAGGCCGGGATTGGCGTCCAGCGCCGCCTCCATCAGCCCCGGCATGGGCCGCTTGTGGCGGCGCCAGATGAGGAGGTCGAGCGCCGTGCCATCGGCCTTGACCTCGACGATGTCGTAGTCCATGGCCCCTCCCCTCACCCGAACAGGCTGACGAGGCTGCCGTACCAGGCGGACGCCGCCGGGCGCGGCGTGAGCGCGAAGGTGGCCTCGAACTCGATCAGCCGGCCGATGCCGCGCCCATCGAGATGGGAGCCGCGCTCGCCGAGATTGGTCACCACGCGCCAGCCGAAGGGCGTGCCGTCGCCGCGCATGAGGGGCTGCGGCTGCTGTGCCTCGGCCATGCGGCGCAAGGCCTCCAAAGCCGAGAGGCCGCCGAGCTTGTGCGGGAAGAGCCGGCCCTCCAGCACGATGCGGTCCTCGCCAGGCCCCACCGCCTCCAGCGGCTGGCGCGCGCCCACAACGGGATGCGCCGCGAAGTCGTAGGAGGCGTCGCGGTCGATGCCGTGCACGTTGAACGGCCAGACGGTGAATTGCAGGCTGCCGAACTGGTAGAGCATCAGGCGAGGCCCGTTGACTTGTACATTCGGTCGCCCTCGAAGCGGACGATGCGGCGCGCATCCGAACCCGTGAGCGCCCGGCTCTGCTTGCCCGGCGCGCCGCCGGCCGGCGCCCCGCCGCCCGCGGGCGCGACGACGTTGGGGGCGATGGTGGGCGAGGCGGTGAAGGAGAGCTTCGCCTGAAGCTGCGCCACGAAGCGGTCGGCGAGCGCCAGCGTCTGCGCCATCTGCTGTTCCATGGCGGAGGTGAAGGCCGCCATGGCCGTGGCTCCGGCGTTCGCAGCCTCGGTCTGCATGTTGAGGGCGCCCTTCAGGGGGCCGATGGAGCCGACGCCCACCATGTCCTCGGCCGTGGCCGGGCCCGGCGCAGCGAACTCGGCCTGGCGCGCCCGGCGGCCGGCCTCCAGATAGGCGTTGACCGCGGCGTCGAGCTCCTCCTGCGCGACGCGCAGATTGCCCAGCACCGCCATCTCGCCGGTGGTGGCGCGGCGCGGGTCGATCTTGCCGGCCCGGGCGGAGAGCGCGGCCACCGAGCCGCCGAGCTTCTCGTAGCGCCCGCGGGCGGCGCGCTCGTCCCTGAGCAGCGGATTACGGCGCTCCTCGTCCTCGCGGTCGAGCCGTGCCTTCATATCCGCGTCGGTCTCGCCGCCGAAATTGCCGAGCTTGAGGGCCGCCTCGGCGGGCGTCATGCCGGTGTTGTGCTGGAACCAGGCGGCGAGGTCCTCAAGGTGTGCCTGCACCTGCCGGATCTCCAATTGCAGGCGATGCATGAAGCCGGTGGCTGCAGGCGCGGCGGCATCGCCGAGTTGCAATTGCAGATCGTTGAACACGGCGGACAGACGATCGAGCTTGTCCTGCGCGTCGCCTGCGACGCGTGCAAAGTCCTTCATGGTCGAGCCGTCGACATTCTTCAACGCGGCATTGAACTGGCGCATCAGATCCGGCATGGTCATAAGCGCGCGCATGCCATTGGCAACTTGCACATCAGTGAACAGCTGGGGCAACTTGGAAATGTCGCCCTTCAAGGCCCGCCCAGAAAGTTGAATGAAGGTTTCAAAAAGGTCTTTTCCTTCCTTGCGCGCCCTGGCCATTTCTTTTCGCAAATCGATACCGAATTTTGAGAATTTCTTGACCGTTTCCTCGCTTTCCATTTTTTGGAAAACGTTTCCGGCAGCCGTCGCCGCCTCTTCAGCCGTGCCGGTGCCGGCGCGGATGGTCTGGAGCACGGCGACGAAACGCTTGAGACCCTCGGCACCCTTGAAGCCCACGGCCGCCGCCGCCGGGCCGAGCGACGGCAAGTATCTTGCCATGTCCTTCAGCTCGAACTTGCCCAGCTTGCCGCCCGCCACCAGCGTGTCGAAGGCGCCCTGCATTTGCTCGCCGCTGATCTTGAAGTGCGAGGCGAGCGCATCGGCCGAGGTGGCGATGTCTTCGACGGAGGCGTTGGCCGCCACCGCGGTGCGGGTCACCGCCGGCAGGAAGCTCATGGCCTCGGGCAGCGCGCGGCCCGAGGCCACGAGGGATTCCAGGCCCTCCACCGTCTTGTCGAGCCCTGGCGATCCGGGCATCTGCGCCATGCGGCGCAACTCCAGCGTGGCGCGGCGGGTCTGTTCGGCCGTGGCGTCGGCGGTGAGGCCCACATAGCTCATGCGGCGGTCGAGGGCGGCGAAGTCCGTCACCGCATCCTTGACGATCTTGGCGCCGCCAGCCACCGCCGCCCCGGTCAGCAGCGTGCGCCCGCCGAGCGCCGCGAGGCCCCCTGCCCGCCCGCCGGCGGCCAGAAGGCCGCCCTTGACACCGGAGGCGCGGCGCGCGTCGGCATCGAGCCCCTTGATGGATTTCGCGGCCTTGGCCGCCGGCCCGGTGACCTGATCGACCAGGCGCAGCGTGAGGACGGAAGTGAGCGAACCCATCAGCGATACGCCTTGCGCAGTTCGGGCGGCAGGGCATCCACCGCCGCCTTCAACACCCGCTCGCCGTCCTTGCCGCGCAAGGCGCGCAGGAGATCGGCGGGCTCGCTTGTGAGCGCCCAGGCGAGGTCGAAGGCCGAAGGCAGAAGGCCCGCGACAAGGTCCAGCTTGAGCCCGAGATGGGGTTCCGGAATCGCGATGGCGCGCACCTCCCGGTCGCCATAGCGGAACGGATGGTCGAGGGTCACCTCGCGCTTGGGCGGCACGAGATAGGCGATCTCCGGCGCGGACGGCACCGGCGTCGGGTCTTCGCCGGTATCCTCCGGCGCGGCGGGCACCTCCCCCTCCCCTTCCACCGGCGCCGTGCTGGCGAAGCCGGCGGAACGGGCCGCCTCCAGCGAGCGGCCACGGTCCATGGGGAACGGGTGGAGATCGGCCGGGTCGACCTGCCCGATACCCCACAGATCGCGCACGAAGGCCGCATCCTCGGCCTCCATGTCAGCCGAAGAGATGGGCGCGTTCTCGGCGCCTCCGTTCATGGCGTCAGCCATTGGGCAGCGCCAGCGCACGGTTGAAGGCCGCGGCCTGGTCGACGCCGCCCACCTTCCAGCCGCCGGTGAAGAAATCCCACTCCTTCAGCGGCTCGGTGCGGCCCTCCCACCATTCCTCGAAGTGCATGATCTCATTGAGCGCATAGTTCGCGCCCATGGCCGAGCCCTTCTCGAACTGGTCTTCCTCGATGGAGCCGAGGCGCGCCTCGATGATCAGCTTGCGCTGGATGATCTTGCCGGACTGCAGGTCGCGGAAGGCGTTGTAGCCGGTGTAGATGTGCCGGTCGATGGAGCCGAGGCCGAACAGGCCCACCATGTCCGGATCGGTGCCGAAGAAGGCGAAGGTGGCGCCGAACTTCTCGATGCCCACGGCGAACTCGGTGGCCACCATGGCGCCGCCGGCGCGGTGATCCACCATCGTCTCGCGGAAGGCTTCCAGCTTGAAGTTCTTGATGACCAGGTGCTTCGACTTGTCCGGCTCGTGATCCCCGCAATAGAGGTTCACGCCCTCCCAATGATAGATGGTATTGCGCGCCATAGGTTTTCTCCTTTGTCCCGGTCACTCGACGCCGCGGGCGCCAGCCCGCCCCGCGCCGGAGACGGCGGGTTGGCGGGCGGCGCCGTCTCCGGCGCGTAAAATCAAACGCCGAGGCGCGTGAGCGCCTCGGCGAGGTCTTTCACGAACACCTCCACGGCGGCGCGGTTGGGCGTGGTGCGCAGGTGCGCGCGGCGCCAGACGGAGGGGATTTCGTAGACCGGGTCGAGGGTGATGCGGCCCTCGCGGATCTCGTCGACGCCGTTCTGGTCGGGGTCGAAGCGGATGCGCGAGCCCTTGTAGAGGTGGCTGTCCGCCTCGAGCATGCGCAGGCGCTTGTTGAGCTGGTTGACGCAGGCCTGCACCGCCTGGAGCGTCACGTTGCTGCGGCCGAGATAGTTGCGGATGGTCTTGAGCTCGGAGAGCCAGATCCAGTCATTGCCGCGGCTCTGGTGGTAGAACGGCCAGGTGAGCGTGGTGTCCGCATGGTCGGTGCCGATGAAGACGAAGCCGGCGTCGGCAATGGCGTCGTCTACCCCCATCTCGCCGCGCTCGACGATGCCGATGCCGGCGGCGAGCAGGTCCTGGCCCTCATTGGCGCCGTCCACCAGGGAGAAGGAATGGTCCCAGCCCGGCGCCACGATGCCCGAGAGCGGGCGGTTGGCGAACGAGTGGAACGGCATGCCGTCGTGCTCGTGGTCGACGCGCACGCCGAGGCCGAGCACGCGCGGCGCCAGCGGGCGCTCCAGCGTCACGCCCGCGCCGCCGCGCACCTTCACGCCACCCACCACAGGCACGAGGCGCTTCGAGGAGAAGGTCTCGCGCCAGGCGATGGCGTCCTCCACCGAGCCCTTCGGCCCTTCCACCACGGAGACCGCGAACAGGTGGTCGAGCACGCTCGGCAGCTCGGCCACCACCACATTGGCCTCGTCCTCGCCGAGCAGCTGGTGGGTATAACCCGGCACGCACACCATGCGCGGCGTGTAGCCGATATGGGACGCGGCGCCCTTGAGCGCATGCAGTCCGGTCATGGCGGTGCTGTCGCCGGCGATGGCGAGCAGCTCGGCCTCCAGCCGCTCCTGCGCGTCCTCTTCGGTCGAATGCGGCGTGCGCACGATGCAGACCTTGGCGGCGCGCTGGAACTCGCCCAGCTGGTCGTTGATGCCCTCCACCGCGTCGCGCAGCCAGCGCTCGGTGCCCAGCTTGGCCAGCTTGGTGGCGTCGTTGGAATAGACCGGCACCGGTTCGTTGAGCGGGAACACCGCCGGGTCGGCGGACGGCGCGGGGCCGACGAGGGCGATGGTGGAGAAGTCGCCGCCGGCGACGGAGCGGTATTCGTCGTTGCGCTGCTCGAACGTGACGCCGAAGGTCGGTTCGGTCATGTCAGCCTCCAGGGAAGATGCAGGCGCCCGCGGCGCCGGGATTCTTGCGGGAGCCATTCGCTACGGCGGCGCGCTGCGCCGCCTGCTCGGGCTCAATCGGGCTCAGAGCGTCACGGCCAGCCGGAACAGATCGTCGATGTCGCCCGGCGCGAGGCCGAAGGCGGCGCCGATCTCGGCCACGAAGGGGTCGTCGCGGCGCCACACGGGGTTCGCGCTGAGGATGCGGGCGCGCTCGCGCGCCAGCGGGTCGGCCATGGCATCGATGGCGGCGAGGATCTGCGCCTCGGTGATGGGCGTCTCGCCGCCTTCGAGAAGCGCGAGCAAAGCCTGCGTGCGGGACACCTGCGCGGGCACGAGCGCGGCGGCGCGCTCGGCCTCCCATGCGGCCTGCTCGGCCTCGGAGAGGTCCGTCAGGACGCCATTGATGAGGGCCTGCATCAGAACTTCACCCCATAGGTGGTGATCCGGCCGGCATCGACGAAGCTGGAGCCGGCGAAGGCGATGCGGATGCGGTCCACGTCCGCGAAGCTGCGCTGCGCGAGCGCGTTGACGCTGTGGAGGCCTCGCTTGGTCCACTGAACCGTGCCGGACACGATGTCGGAAGCCGAATAGGCGCCGGCATCCGTGAGGGCATCGCGGGAGGTGGAGGGAGACCGCAGCGTGACATTGATGGCGGCCGTCGTGGCGCCGAAGCGCGAGACCCCTTCCAGCACCGTCACCGCATAGCAATAGGTCGCGAAATCAACCGCCTGCTCGACATAGCTCACATTGCTGGTGACCACGTCGTCATGCAGCTTCACAACGGTCGGGCCGGAGGGGTTGACCTCCACCCACGCACCCCAGGTGCCGTTTAGCAAGGACCGCACATATTCGCGGCCATCGTTGAAGCTGATGGCCCGCTGCGTGCGCCAGTCCCCGGGATTGGCGCTGTGGGCCTGGCAATGCACCCAGAACCAGCCGGCGCCGGGGCCGTTGACGGGGTTCGCGACGTCATACCAGCCGCTGTTCGCCAAGGCGTTGAGATCGGCCGCGGCGCCGAGAGCGAATGATTTCTGGAACCGCAGCGTCTCGAACTGCGGGCTGCCGCCGGAGAGCGGCGCCTTCTGCGCCACGATCGCCGTGAGCGCGTCGAGCGCCGCCGTGGACGCCGCCGCGAGCGTGGTGCGCGCCGCCGCCACGTCGGTCAGGTCGGAGAGATTGGCGGCCTTGGACAGCTTGCCGGCGATGGACGCCGTCAGCGTCGCCACGGCGCCGGCATTGTTGCCCAAAGCCGCGGCGAGTTCCGCGATGGTGTCGAGCGCGCCGGGCGCACCGCCCACCAGATCATCGATGGCAGCGCCGATCATGGTGCCGACGGACGCCGCGTCGGGCTTGGCGTTCCACGCCGCCCGCTCGGCCGGGGTGAGGAACAGGCGGGTGTCGGTCTCGCTCACCACGTCGGCGGAGATGCCCTCGGTGGCGAGGGTAGCGAGGATCCCGGCGATCTGCGCGGCGATCAATTCGGCCTGCGCCTTGAGACCGGCGAGCTCGGCCTGCTTGGCATGGGCATCGACGATGGCCGGGCCGATGGCCTCGTCGATCAAGGTGAGCGAGCGCTGCAGCGCCTGGTCGGCGACGCGGTCGAGCGCGCCGATGCGGCTCTGCATGTCCGCCAGCTCGCCGCCGAGATGGCGCACGAAGGCGTCCCATTTCTCCGGCGAGAGCGCGCGCATGCGCGCCGCCAGGAACCGGTCGATGGCGCCGGACATGTCAGCCGGCGATCCGCTCGAAGGCCGTGACCGCGCCGGGCGCGTCGGTGGCGATGCGCTGGATCACGTCGCCGCGCAGGCGCACCGCCGCGCCGGGCCGCACAAGGGTGCGGCCGACGGGCACTGCGCGCGAGAGCGTCACGTCATAGAGCGCCGCGGGATCGATGTCGGCGGGCGCGGCCGCGCGCGCGGGCGCCGCCTTGGGGCTACGGGGGGCCATGAGCGCTGCTCCTCAGCTCGGGAAGGCGATGTCGGTGGCCTCGGCCACGTGGAAGACGGAGAGCGCCGACGCCGTGGAGAGCGTGATCTTGCGCTTGTAGGTGTCGTCCGGCGTCAGGCCGGAGAAGGTGAAGGTGCGGCGCGTGGTTCCGCCCGGCAGCACCTTATCCACGGTCGCCGTGGGCGAGACCGGCGTGGCATAGCCGACGCCGGTGAGCAGCTGCGCGCCGCAATCGTGCACCGCGTCGTCGAAATGCTCCAGCAGCGCCACCACATGCACCTCGTCCACGTCGACGGGCGTCGCGCGCGCCTTCGAGATGTGCGTTCCGGTGGTGCGCGGGCGGGTGAGCGTGACCTTGGAGGGGCCGAGCCAGATGCCGGGCATCACGTCCGTGGTGCCCACCAGCACCATGCGCGCCTGCACCTGCGCCGGCAGGCCGTAGAGCGGATGGTTGCCGGCGCCCACCTCGCCGATCTGGTACCAGGTGCCCGAATGGCGCACCTCGAAGATGATGCCGGCGGGGTCGCGCGCCACCATGTCGAGGTTCATGTCCACGGCCTCGATGCCGCCGGAGAGGTTCCAGGGATCGAGCGCGATTTCGAGGCGCGGCGCGGTGAAGGACGCCATCAGCACCTGCATGCAGGCATCGCGCGTGATGTCGCCCTGGAACCAGGCGCCGTCGGTGGAGGCGAAGAACGAGCCCTGGCCGTACTTGTTGCCCTCGGTCATGGCGAGCCAGTGATTGCCGCCGGTGACCACGTGCACCGCCACGCGCTCGCCCGCCTCCACATAGGTGGGCGGCAGCGCGATGTCGGTGATCTCGGGATAGAGCTTGAGGCTCGCGCGCGGCACCAGAACGGTGGCGAGCGTGTTCTTGGGGTCCGGCGCCGCATTGGCGGTGCAGCGGGAAAGGATGATGCGCACGTCGCCGGCGCTGTCGAGGCGCGAGAAGCCGAGCCGCACCTTGGTCATCCAGCCCGCGCGCGGGGTGAGGAAGGTCTGCGCGTTCACCGTGCCCACATAGGAGGCGTCGGTGGTGACCGCGTCCCAATAGACCTCCTCGTAATCGTCCTTCCAGAAGCGCTCCACGCGCAGGAAGCCGAGCCGCAGCATGAATTCGTCGGGGGCGGACACCTCCCAGGTCTCGCCTGCGCGACGGAAGATGTGGGTGGCGGGATCGTAGCGGCCGGTGCGCCACCAGATGGAATTGATGGAGACGAGGAGGGACTGGCCCCAGCGGATGCGGGTGCGCGCCACCGTGCGCTGCGTGTATTCGGTGGTCTGCGAACCGGCATTGGAGAGCGCCACCTCGCTGTCCTTGCCGATGTTGGAGATCACCGGCACCTCGGCATAGGCCGGCAGCAGCAGGCCGCCGGGATGGATCACGAAGCGCGTGTCGGCGGGGTTGGCGAGCACCGGCGAGAAGGTGGCGGCGTTCTCGTCGGAGAAGCGCAGGCCCTCCTCCACCTTGGCCTGATAGGAGAGGTGCGCGGTGTCGCTGTCGTCCTCGGTGAGGAAGAAGTCGGTGACCGAGAAGGCCGCGTCGGGGGCGATGCCCTCGGCCTCGTTGAGGCGCGCGGTCTGCTCCAGCAGATAGGAGATGACGCCGCGGTCGGCCTTGCCGCGGCCCTCGGCCATGAGCTTGGCGACGTCGGACTTGAGGCCGTCGATCACCGGCGCGGTGCGCGCCTGCCACTCCTCCAGCAGCACCAGGCGGCCGTTGACCTCGATGAGCTGCGGCAGGCGGTTGGCCCTCACCTGGCTCACGCTCTCGATGCCGGTAGGGGTCAGCACCACATGGGCGATGATGGTGTGCTCGGCCGGAACGGCGGGCGGCGCCGGGTCCACCGCCGCAGCGCCGGCGATGGCGTTCACCTGCGCATAGCGGTTGGAGCGGGTGGCCGTGGGCTGGGCCTCGGTGGCGCGGGTCACCGGATTGGTGAGGAAGTCGCGCTCGGCCACCTGGTCGGAGACCTCCGAGCCGGTGAGCGAGAGCGCCACCACGCGCTTGAAGCCCGAGGCCGGCAGCGAGCCGAGCAGGTCCATCTCCACGCCGTCGTCGGTGCGGTTCACATACCAGCGGCCATCGCGGATGAGGAAGACGGGCGTGTCCACCAGCACCTTGGTGGTGGAGAGGATGGAGACGCCGCCGCCGCTATATTTCGCCGCCGAGCCGATGGCGTGCTCGGTCAGCGCGTCGAAGCTGGCGCGCGGATAGAGGCCCAGATTGTTGAAGTCCTCCGCCGTGACCTTCTGGCGGGAGGCGATCTTGACGGCGTCGAGCATGGGATGGCCTCAGTCGTAGATGGGCACGAGCGTGCCGAGGGTCAGACCGGCACCGAAGGCCGGCGCGTCCTGGAACTCGACCTCGCGCAGGGTGCGGGTGGTGAAGCGCAGGTCGTCGCGATGGGATTTCGCCACCGTGATGGCCTCGGCGATGCGGTCCATGGTGCCGAGGATGGGCAGCGCGGCCATGTCGTCGGCGAAGGCGCCGCCGGCATAGGCCGAGAGCGGGGTGTCCTCGCCCGGCGCGCGGATGCGCAATTCGGCATAGAAAGGCGGCAGGTCCACCACCGTGAAGTCGGCGAAGGCGCCGTCGTCCTGGCCCGCCACCGCGCGGGTACGGGTGGGATCGAACAGGTGATAGCGGTCGAACAGGCGGAGCGCGGCGTCCTTGTGGTCGGCGAAGCCGAGATCCGCGAAGGCGTCGTCCGCATGGATCACGTCGAGGCCCGCGATGCCGCCGGTGGAGACGCGCTCCGGCACCACCGAGATGAGGTCGAGCGGCACGCCGTCGGCGATCACCACCGGCTGCGGCGAGAGCGGGACGAAGGTGCGGTCGGCGGCAATGGTGAGCAGCCGCGAGGTGATGCTCGCGGCGCTGGCGAAGGCGGCGTCCGCCGCCGCGTCGCCGGCAAAGGCGCCGCCGTCGTCCTCGCCGGGGATCACAACGCCGACCAAGTCGGCATTGATGGCGTCGGCGCCGGCCCAGGTGACCGGCAAGAGGCTCACGGGTGTCACCGTGCCGCCGTCATGGATCTCGCCGCGCCGGCCATAGCGTTCATGGGCGGTCGAGACCGTGGCGATGCCGTCATCGGCAAAGCCGTCGTCGGCATAGAGGTCGGCATCGGCGGTGCCGGGCTCGGAGCGCAGATAGATGCGCAGCTCCGGAAACAGCGCCACGAAGGCGGCGCGCTCTTCCGGCGTGCGATCGGGCGCCGCGAAGGCGCCCACCGGCGGGATCACAAAAGACTGGATCTGCGCATCCACCAACGAGAGCGTCAGTTCCATTGCGCGCAGCGTGCCGAGGCTGGCGCAGATTTCCGGCGCGAGGCGGGCGGCGGCGCGCTTTTTGTGCTCGGGCCAGTCGCGCACCCAGAGCTTGAGCCCGCGCTCCCAGGCGAGGAAGGGCACGAAGTCCGCCGGTGCATCGGCCGGGCGCTTCACGGCGTCGATGGGCACCGGCACGTCGGAGAGGCGCGCGGCCGCCTGCGAGAGCGTCGCCTCGAGGCTGGTGGTGGAGCGCGGCGGCAGGAGGTGGGGCACGCTCATGCCGGGATCGCCTGCCCCGGCTGCACCACCTCGATCTCGATGGCGCTCACATGCACCGCGCCGAACGCGCCGGGGTCGAGATCGGCGGCGGGCTCCAGCACCGTGACCTTCTCCACGTCGCCCACTCGGGCGGCAACGATGATCGCGTCGGTGCGCAGCACGCGGCCGATGGCGTGGATGGTCGACGCGAGCGCGGCGAGGTTCGCGCGCGCCCGCATTTCCACGACGTCCGGGTCCGGCCCGCGCGGGATGTCGAGGCGCACCCGCATTGCCTGCGGCACGATGGTGGCGGAACGCACGCGCACGTCGTCGGTGAGCGGGCGGCGGGTCTTCGGCGAGAGCGCCTCATAGACCGCGACGATCGCCGCGTCGCTGGCGGTGCCGTCGCCGGTGCGGCCGAGCAGCACCACGTCCACCCGGCCCGGCGCCACGTTCAGCGCCGCGGCATCCTTGACCGAGGGGTCGGAGGAGAGCGCCCAGTATTCATAGGCGCCCTGCGCCCCGGCCGTGGACCAGGCGTCGAGGGCGAGATGGATGCGGCGGCGATAGGGCTCGTCCGCCTCCATGACGGCGGGCGCGGACGAAGTAGCGGGAGTGAGTTCCAGGCGCTGCGTGAGCACGGCGGCGCCCAGATGGTCGAGGTCGGCGCCGGTGGCGAGCGCCAGCATGACGGCGCGGGCCTTGTCGTTGACGAGCCCGCGCAGCTTGGTCTCGCGATCGGCCGCCACCTCCAGGATGATGACGATGGGGTCGGTCTCAAGCTCGAGGATGTCGAGCTCCGGCAGTTCCGGCCGCAGGACGCGCAGCGCGTCCCAGCGCGCGCGCACATCGGCCTTCATGGCGGCCAGCACCTGCTCGTAGTCGAGCGCCTCGATGGCGTCCGGCGGCGGCAGGCGGGAGAGGTCGGCGGCGATGAAGCGCATCAGGACCCCGTGACGGTGATGGTGCCGGCGGCCGCCTCGCCCGCGATGGTGCGCCGGCCGGCGGGCGTGGTGTCGCCCAGATGGCCGCGCGGCAGATAGACGGCGTCGATCTCGAAGCGGCCGGTGCCTTCGCGCACCTCGTCGGCGGTGCCGGCGAAGCGGATGCGGGCGATGCGCAGCCGGGGCTCCCACAGGTCCAGCGCCGTCCAGATGGCGGTGAAGAAGCGCAGGACGCTCCGCTCGACCGCCAGTTCGCCGAGCAGCGCCGGCACGAAGGAGCCGAACCAGCGCCGGCCCATGCGCTCGCCGAAGCCGGTGAGCAGGATCTTCTCCACGCTCTGGAGCACATGCGCCCAGCCGGACAGCAGCTTGCCCGTGCGCGCGTCGATGCCGGCCATTTTCGTCTCCCGACGCGCCCGCGCGCCGCCGGCCAACCCGCGCGGGCGCGTCGGGGGCGGCTGCGCCGCGGGTGAAAACTAGAAACCGTAGACGTTCTGGGCGGGCGTGAAGTCTTCCAGCAGCACGCGCTTGGCGGCGTCGGGCTTGCCGAGGCGGGTCTCGCCGTCGGTGCGCACGATGCCCTTGAGGGTGTGCGCGCCGGCGTCATAAGCGAGGCCATCGCCGGAGAAGGTGATGCGCGTGGCGCCGAAGCGGAACACGCGCTCGTCCGCCGAGGCGGAGGGCGGCGGCAGATCGTCCGAGAAGCCGAAAGGCAGGATCAGCGACTGGCCGAGCACGCCCGTGGGCGAGAACAGCAGCACCTGCTGGCCCGCCTCCGGCACAGTCCAGTCCTGCGCGCTGGCGCCGGCGATGGCCGACCAGGGCCGCCAGGGCGAGAGGAAGTCCTCGCCCGAGGCGTCGGAGAGCTTCACCCGGGCGCGGTATTCCCCCGCTTTGACCTCCGAAACCGTGCCGGGCCGGAACATGTTGGCCTGGCGGTGCCGCAGCACGGCCACCTCGCCGCGCAACAAAGCGATCTCCTGCGCCAGAGCGCGGACGATGTCCTCCATGGCTCACTCCCGCCCGTCGTCGGGCGCCACCACGCCGCCCACCGCGATGCGGGTCAGCGTGACCGGCGCGCCGGCCTCATTGGCGGCGAGCGGCGAGAGGCCGAGCGCCTTGGCGCCGGCCGCATCGAGGAAGAGCCGCGCCTGCTCGCGGAAGGCGGCGCCGGGGCCGCTGCCGGCGAGGAAGGCGGAAAGGAGCGGATGGATCGCCCCATACTCAGGATCGCCCTCGATCAGATCGAGGAAGCGCTCCAGCCAGTCGCACGGCTCGCCGCGGACGGGATCGAGCAGCGTGTCGGCGGTCAGAAGGATCTGGCGCGCCGCGAGCCGCTGGCCCGCCGCGCCGACGCCGCGGATTGAGGAATAGTCCGAGCCGGGCGAATTGACCGCATCGCCGCCGCACAGGGTGCGGAACAGGTCCGCCGCCGCGCTGTCGGGACGCGCGAGGGCGTCGAGCGTCTCGCGCTCGAACAGGTCGAGCATCAGATCGAGGTCGGCGTCGGTCTCGGCGAAGCCGATGACGATCTCGTCGGTCTCCTCGTCCGGGCGCGGCTTGGCGGTGAGCGCCAGCTCCAGCACCAGGCTGGTCTGCTGCATCTGCGCGCCGCGCTTGCGCTCGGTGGACTCCGTCGACACGGTGATGACCGGCGCGCGGTCCTCCTCCACGAGGGCGTCGAGCTGGGAGAGCGCGCTGTCGCGCACGCGCTCCTGCGCCATGGTGGCATCGCGCAGGGCGATGACGGCGCAGATGCGGAGCGCCATGCGGGCAAGGCTCACGACCGGACGCTCACGGCAGTTCGCTCTCCAGGATCAGGATGAGGCGGGTCGGGTCGTCCCGGTCCACCCGCGCGATGGCGAAGACGGGCACGCCCGGCCGATCGAGCAGGCTGACGCGGTCGCCGCGGCGCACCTCCAGCGCGCCGATGACGGCGCGGGTGAGCGACACCTGCCGGGCGACGGCGGCGGCAATGGTGCCGACGCGGTCCTCGCGGGCAGTGCCGCGGGCATCGAGCGGCCGCACCGTCTCCGGCGCCTCGCCGACGGGCGCGATGCCCTCCCACGCCGCGCGGGCGGGGTCTTGGGACGGGCGGCCGTTGGGGCTGCCCGCCATGGGCGTGATGCGCACGCGCTCGCCGAACGTGCCGTCGAACGCGGAATCGGCCGCGGCGAGCGCGGCCGCGAAGGGCGAGGGCATCAGCCCTCCACCGTGCCCTTGCGCAGCGCGGACGGCATGGTGCAGACGAACAGCGGCCGGGCATAGGCCTCCACGTCCGCCCACATGTTCCGGTCCTTGTCGCGCACGATCATGGAGTAGAACTCCTTGCCGACCGTGTTCACCAGGTCGAACGTCTCCAGCGGCGAGTTGGTCTGCTGGAAGATGCCGGCGCCGATGGGGAAGAAGCTCGCCTCGTCGGCAGCCACGCCCACCTCGCCGTCGTCGGAGCCGCGGTAATTGTGCCAGGTGACGTTGCCATAGCGGAACGTCTCCCAGGCGCCGCCATGGCCCTCGCGCAGCTGGTTGGCCGCCTGCTGGTTCTCGTAGGTGCGGATGACCTCGGAGTGGTTGACGAACTCGTCCCAGAAGTCGTCGCCCACGATGGCGTGGATGGTGATGCCGGCGCCGGTGCCGCCCACGCCCTTGAGGTTCTTCACCATGGTGCGGCGCAGGTCGTTGCACTTCTTGCGGATGATGCCGGTCTCGGGGGCGGCGGCGGTGAGGTCGAAGTTGATCGCCTCGGGAATGGCCTGGCCGAACTCGGTCGACCAATTGTAGAGCACCGAACCGTCGGCATCGAGCATCTTGGCCTGGCAGATGACACCGAGCCGGTAGTGCTCATAGGTGAAGTCGGCATCGGCCTTGAGGGACGACTGGCGCTGGACGACCTCGGCCTCCACCTGGGCGAGCTCGGTCTCGGTGCCGAAGGCGCGGATGCCCTGCACCTCGCTGGCGTTGATGCGCCGGCCCTTGCCGAAGCGCGCGGTCGTGTAGGAGCGCACCCCACGGCGCTCGCGCGGCGCGGCGGCCTCCGGCGCGGTACCCGGTTCGGAGGTGTGGATCAGCGCCGGCGCGTTGGAACGCTCCTCGATGAAAACGGTCTCGGTGCGCACGCCGGTCTTGGTGAAGATGCCGAGTTCGCCGAGATAATTGGGGGCGTAATCCACCTTCTCGATGGCGCCGATCATGGACACCAGCGAGAAGGCGTCGTCGTTGAAGATGTCCATGCTGGCCATGGAAGGGTCTCCGAAAGAAAAGGCCGCCCGAAGGCGGCCGCGATGGTTGAGGGGAGAGCGCGATCAGCGCGTGGTGATGCCGGCGTCGATCAGCTGGACGATGGCGAGCGCCTTCTCCTCCGGCGTGATGCCGGCCTTAAAGGTGAGGTCCCCCGCCCGCCAGGTGCAGTGGCGCACGAGCAGCAGGATCGCCGCGGTGCCGTCCGCGGGCGCCGAGGCCTTGTCGTAGGCGACGGCGCGGGCCACCTGCGATCCGTCGGTGGCGTCGGGGTCCCAGGCGCGCCACTGGCCGAAATTGGCGGGCGGGGCGATGGCCACATGGATCTGTGCCTGCTCGCCCGGCAGGAAGTCCGTGGCGCCGTCGGCGAGGGTGAACTTCACCGCGCCGTCGAAGGCGACGCCCACGGTGCCGCGGCCGACCACGATGCCGTCGGGATCCTCCACCACGAAGGTGCCCGCGTCGGCCGCGGGCTCGACGAACACCACGCGGTAGGTGCCGGCCTTCACGCCGGCGCCGTGCGCGGGATTGGCGAGGGTGAGGACGCCCTTGTTGGCGCCTGCCACGTCGGTCTTGGTGACAGTGACGGCACCGCCGCCGGAGATGCGGCCGAGCACGCCGGCCACATCCACCTCCTCGCTCATCGCAAGCACGCCGGCCTCGCGGGAATAGTAGTTCTCGGCCTCGTAGAGGAGGCCCTCGCCGGCATGCCGGCCCTCGATCAGGTGAGCCATGGTTCAGTCCCTTGTTCCGGGCCCGCGGCCCGCCGATGGGGTGAATGGGATCAGCGCCGCTTGAATGCGGCGTTGAAGCGGTCGACGGCGCTGTCCAGCGAGCGCGGCTTGCCGTCCTCGCTTTTGGTCTCGCCCTTCGCGTCGCCGCCGATGACGACCTTGGGGGCGCTCTCGCGCAGGGCGCCGAGGCCGTCCGCGGCGGGCGCGGCCTTGGGCGCCTTGGCGAGCATGGCGGTCGCCGCCTCGGCGCTCATGTCGGTCTTGAAGGCGAGGTGCTTGGCGAGGTCCTCGCGGCCCGCCGCCTCCGCATGGTCGAGGATGGCCGAGATGCGCTCCCGCTCGGTCTTGGCGGGGGCATTGTCGTTGGCGGGCGCGGCGGGGGCCGTCCCGGTCTGGGTCTCGTTGGGCATGGGAGGCTCCGAAATGGCGGCGGGCTGCGCCGGGGTCTTGCGCCGCGCCATGGCGGCGTTGAGCGGGACGCCCCATTCGCCCACCGGGCGCGGGGCCTTCAGCTTGCGGGCGGAAGCCACGAGGGGCTTGGGCGCATGGGCATAGAGGCGATAGTCGAAGGCGCTCGCCTTGGCCGCCTTCTCCGCGCCGGCGGCCGTGGCGAAGCCCTTCTCGACGGCCTCAGTGCCGTCCATCCAGGTCTCCGCGTCCATGAGGCCGCTGATTTCGGACAGATCGAGGCCGGTGCGGGCGGCATAGACGGCGGCGAGCTGGCCATCGAGCTTGCCGAGCAGGGCCGCCGACTTCTCGTGCTCCTCCGCCGTGCCCCAGGTGATGGTGGAGGCGTCGTGGATCATCATCAGCGCGCCGGTGCGCATGACGATGTCGTCGCCGCCCATGGCGATGACGGAGGCGGCGGAGGCCGCGATGCCGTCGATCACCACCGTCACCTTCGAGGTGCGGGCGTGCAGCGCGTTGTAGATGGCGATGCCGTCCCAGGCGATGCCGCCGCCGGAATTGAGGCGGACGGTGATGTCGCCCTCCATCTCGGCGAGGGCCTGGAGCACTTCGGTGGCGGTGAAGCCACCGTCGTCCCACCAAGAGCCGCCGACCGGGCCGTAGAGCATCAGCTCGCCGTCGACGATGAGGTCAGAGGCCATTGCGCACATCCTCGTTCTGTTCGTCCGGCCCGCCGGCGGAGGCGGGCACCGCCGCGGGGTTGAGCAGCGCGCCTTCGGGCAGGCCGTAGGACGCCTCCAGCTCGCGCACGCGCTTCAATTCCCGCGCGCGCTGCTCGAGGTTCTCCTCCCAATCGAGGCCCTGCTCGGCGGCCTCGCGCTCCAAAGTGGAGATGCCGAGGCGCACGCGCAGGTCCGCCGCCTGCGCCTCCTTCAGCGGGTCCACCCAGCCGCGGCCCGGCATGCGCCAGCGGGCGCGGGTCCAGGCGGCGCGGGCCTCCTCGAAGGACGGCGAGGTGCGCGGCAGGACGATGCGACGGCGCGCCACCGCCTCCTCGAACCAGCGCACATAGATGGGCTGGACGAACTGGTGGGCGAAGTGGCCGGCGCGGGCGGTGAAGCCGCGCCACACCTCCAGCAGCGCGGCGCGAGCCGAGGAATAATTGACCTGGCCCCAATCCGCCGAGAGCTGCTCGTAGGTGATGCCGAGCGCGGAGGCGATGTTGCGCAGCGAGGCGCGGGTGAAGCTCTCGAACACCGAGTTCGGATGGTGCGGGTTGGAGAGCTTGATCTCCTCGCCCGGCGCCAGGAAGTTGATGGCGGCGCCCGGCAGCGTCATGGGCGGCGCCTCGGCCCAATGCTTCTCGCGCGCCGCGCTCATGGCGTCGAGGATGTCCTCGGTCTTCGAGCCGCCCGCCATGGCCTCGGCCATAGCGTCGGGATCGTAGGGCGTGGTGACGAAGGCCGCGAGCACGGCATTGATGACCGCCGCCTGCAGTTCCGCCTCGTCGTAGCGGCCGAGCATGCGCAGCTTCTTGACCACGCTGGCGAGCGCCGGCACGCCGCGAATCTGGCCGGCGCGGGTGGGCTCGAAGGCGTGCACCACGAGGCGGCGGCCGCCCATGAAGCGCGGCACGCGCAAATGCTCGGCATCGCGCCAGGTGAAGGCCTCGCCCGGATGGGCCCGGCGGATGTGATAGGCGAGCGGCTCGGTGCTGGGGCCGAGCTCAATGCCCTGGCGGAAGCGGTCGGTCTCGGGCGCCGCCTGCGGCTGGGACAACCGGTCGGGGTCCACCACCTGGATCGCGGTCGCCCAGGGGCCGCCGCGCTCGTCGAAGGAGATGACGGCGAGCGCCTCGCCATCCATGGCGCGGTGCCGGTAGGCGAGCGCCAGCAGGCCGCCGAAGCCGTTGCGCATCTCCGCGTCGCACCAGCAATCGGGATCGGTGGCCCAATCCTCGAACTCGGCCTCGATCTGCGCGGCGATGTCGGTGGCGGCGGCATCGTCCAGCTTGAGGCGGCGCCGGTTGAGCAGCGCATTGAGGCCCCAGCCGCCGCCGATGACGTTGTCCACCAGCCGGTCGAGCCCGGCGGAAGCCCAGCCATCGTTGCGCGCCAGATCGTGGATGCGCGAGGTGAGCAGGTTGCGGTCGGGCGAGAGCGCTGACTGCGCCGAGAAGGCGCGCGGCAGCCAGGACGCGAGATCCTGATGGGTGCGCGAGGCGCCCTGATAGCCGGCATCGGCGCGCGGAATGGCACGCTCACCCGCCCCGGGCGCGCCGGGTTGGCCGGCGGCGGCGCGCCCGGGGCGGAAGAATTCAGCCAGGGCGCTGCGCAGGCCCATCAGAAGAACACCAGGCGGCGGCGGGCGCGGCGGGGGCCGCCGGAAAGCTGCCCCTTCAGCTCGGCAATGCGGCGGCGCAGGGCGATCTTGTCCACCTCACTGTTCTCGATCTCGCGCTCGCCCATGCGGATCTTGCGGGCGCGGGCGCCGCTCTCCGCCTCCACGAGGATGCCCTCGAGGCGCGCGATCTCTGCGGCGATCTCGGAGGGGGTCATGGGGTGCTACCTCGTTTGGCTCATGGCGCGGCGCAACGCGGCGCCGAGGGCGGAAGTCTTCGCCCGCGCCGGCCGGGCCGGACTGGCGGGTGCAGGTGCGGGTGTCGGAACCGATGCGGGCGTCAGCCCGCCCCGCGCCGGAGACGACGGGTTGGACGGCGGCGGCGTCTCCGGCGCGGTGAACAAATCAGCTTGCGCCTGCGCAAGCTGATGTCGCTCCATGAGGAGCGCGCCCCATTGGGCGCGGGTGACGTTTTCCAGCCCGAGGCCGCCGCGCGGCACGCCGAGCGCCAGCGCGCGCGCATAGACCGCGAGGTCGAGGCCCTCGTTGCGGATGCCGCGGCGGGGCACCCACACATCCTCGGTGCGGCCGTCGCGCCGTTCGCGGGCCACCAGCACCTCGCCGAGCAGCTGGTCGGCCATGCCGAGATCGACGATCTCGCGCGGCAAATGGATGGCCGAGCCGCGCGGCTGGCGCTGGGCGAAGGCCGAGAGCGCGCCGGCGAGCCAGAGCTTGAGGTCGTGCGAGCCGACCGGATAGAGATCCACCCGGAACTTGATGCGCCCGTAGGCGTCTTTGGCCGCGGCCTTGGTGGGCGTGCCGAGCGGCAGCGCCTTGCGCACGTCGCCGGCCTTGGGCGGGCGGCCGTCGAGGGCGCGCACGTCCGGCTTGCCGCGGGCGAGCTTGTAGATCTCGTAGGTGCCGAAGCCGGTATCGAGGCCGACGCGATCGGCCCGGTAGGCGCCGCCGCCGGCATAGGGCCACTCGCGCTCGAACAGCGCCTCGAGCGCCAGGCCGAGCTCGGCATCGCCGGGCCGGCCGGGGCAGGTGCCGTGCTCCACCAGCCACTGGTCGACGCCGTCGCCCGCGACGGAGGGGCCGAAGGCGTAGAGCGCCCATTCCGCCCAGGTAGAGTTGAAGTCCACCGCCAGCACCGTGCGGCCGGCGCGGATGGGAACGATGCCGCGGGGATAGTCCTCCGTGGCGGCGACCAATTCCTGCGCCGTGACCTCGGACAGCTCCTCCTCGTAGGGCAGACCGAGGGTGAGGTTGAAGAAGGTCTTCAGCTTCGCCGAATCGTCGCCGGCCTCGACGAAGCGCTTGGCGATCACGTCCCACGGCACGAAGGGCGAGGACATGCCGCCGAAATGATAGGACGGATGCCGGCCCGGGCCGGGCTCGGTGGCGATCCAGCGGCCCTTGCGCACCAGCGCGTTCTTCTCGTGGGCGCCGATGATGCGGTCGCAGCAGGGCGCGAGATAGTGCGCCTCATAGGGATAGGCGCGGTTGAAGCGGAAGCGCGGGCCGTGCTCGAACACGAACTCGGTGCCGCAGCCAGGGCACGGCACGTGCCATTTGCGCTGGTCGCCGCGGGCGTGGGACGCCTCGATGCGCGAGCCATTCTTGATGGTCGGGGTCGAAATCTTGACCCGCTTCCACTCGCCCGATTCCAAAAACGATTCCTGGCGGGCGGTCGCCATGTCCACCGGGTCGCCCTGCCCGTTCACGTCGTTCGGGTATTCGTCGACCTCGTCGAGGAACACCTTCTGCTTGGTCTTCGAGCGCAGGTCCGAGGTGGACGTGGCGATGGCCAGCGTCAGCGTGTAGGCGCCGAACTTCTTGGCGTAGGTGGTGGAGCCGGCGCCCGAGCGGGACGTCTGCGGCTTCACCTTGGCGGCGAGCGCCTCGGTGGCCTCGATCATGGGGCCGAGCTTGAGGCCGTTGAAATCGGTAAGCGCGCCGTCGGTGGGCTGGACCAGCAGCGTGTCGGACGGCTCGCGGTCGATGGTGTGGCCGACGGCGGCGAGGAGCAGCGTGGTGAAGCCGGTCTGGGCCGACTTCATGACGTCGATCTCGTTGACCGGCGAGGTGAGCGCGCACATGTCGAGCGGCTCGCGGATATAGGGCGTCAGCTCAGGGTCCCAGGCCTCCAGCTTGCGTGGGCCGTCCGGGACGATGAGGTGCTCGGCCGCCCACTGCGACGGCGCGATGGGCGGCGCGAGGCGCAGCGCCCTGCCCCAGGCCCGCGCCACCACCTCACCGAGGGTGCTGGCGAAGGCGAAGCTCATGACGGTTCGTCGGTTGGCGCGAGGTCCGGGTCGGGGTCCGGGTTCGGGTTCGGGTCGAAGTCCTCGATGGGGCGGCGCGGCTCGGCGGAGAGCGCGGCAGCGAGTTCCGCCAGCGCCCGGGCCGCGTCGTTGCGCAGGGTGGCGACGAGGCCCTTGAGATAGGTGCGCACGCCCTGCTGGCCGCTCTCATTGTGGGCGGAGACGATCGCCTCGGCGTGCGAGGGCAGCCGGTCGAGCGCCTTGACGATGGGCTCGACGAGGCGGGCGGCCTCTTCCTCCACGCGGTCCACCGGCACGAGGCGGCGGGTGCGCTCGCCGAGATCGAGGCGGGCGATGTCGGCCTGGTAGGCGACGCGGCGGGCCTGTTCGCGCGAGAGCACCGGGTCGGAGCTTGCCGCCTCGCCGCGATTGGCGGCGGCGGTGTGGGCGGCCAGCTCCTTCGTGGCGTCGAGATGCTCGCCGGCGACGCGCTCATAGGCGGCGACGTTGATCAGCTTCGCGCCGCGCGGGCCGGGGCGGGTCGAGAGCAGGCCCTCGGCCTCGAAGCGGGCGATGCGGCGGGACATGGCCGCCTTGTCGATGGACTTCTGCCGGGCGAGTTCCGAGACGGCGACCCAAAGGCCGTCGGCGGCGGCACCGTTGTTGTCCGTTGTCGCCACCGTTGTCACCGTTGACCCAGGTTTCAGAAGGTCCGGCTAGCGTTTTTCCGGGCTGCGGCGGCCGCGTGGGGGGCTGGCCCCGGGGGGAAGGACCCGTGGTATACCAGAGACCACCCCGCCCTCAGGGCATCAGGCGCCCGACGCGGCGGGGCAGGATGGCGGCGACCTCGGCCGCGCCCGTGCGCTCGAACGTCTCGGCCGACTGGTCCTTGATGAGTTCCTTCGGCATGCTCGGCCCGAACAGCCGGCGCACGGGGAAGCGGGCCGAGCCGAGGCGCGCGCGATACCCACCGTTCGCGAACGAGCGCTTGAACGTGCGCGCGGAATTCCACGGCGCCGCAGCGACACCCCTGCGGGTGACCCTCAGCCCCTTGAACTCCTCGATCGGCAGGCCCTTTCCCTTGGCCTCGATGCGATATTCGAGCACGGCTGGCAGGATGTAGGAGCGCGTCGCCGCGACGATGGTGCCGTACTTCTTCGCCGCCGTCTGGCGCCACAGCGCGCGCCGCACCGCAGTGCGGGTCTTGTCGCCGGCCTGGCCGAGCGTCTCGATCATGGCCCGCTGAACGGCAGGGCTCACAAGCCTGCGCGCGCCGACCAGGAAGCGCTGCGTGCCCGAGCCGTCATAGCTGACGACGAATGCGGCCACGGCGACCTCCAAAGAAAAACCCCGGCCGCGTCTCCGCTCCGGGGTACTTTTCGTCTGTGGCAAGTGATGCACCAAATTTGCGTCGAAAGTCAAGCGGCATCTCGCCCCTTGCTTTTCCGCTTCGCGCGACTCGTGCGGCCGCCCTCGGCCGGCACGAGCAGAGACGGCAAGATTCGCCCCCGCTGCGCCTCGCCCTCCCATGGCCGCACCGCGCGGCTGGAGGGCAGCAGCGCGTGGTCGCGCAGGCGCGGGGCGAGCGCATCGACCAGCAGCGCCAAGGCTGCGTGCCACAGCTCGTATTCGGCGCGCGCCACCACCACGTCCACCGGATCAGGCTCCAGCACCGTCTTCTGGTAGGCGTCCGGGTGCGGCATGCGGCGCTTGTAGTCGAAGCCATCCACCTCGATCTCATAGCGCGTCGGCGCGAACGCCCCGTCCGAGATATGCACGATCTTGCGGAACCATGCCGGGCTGCGCCCCATGGGCCGCATCACCACCTTGCGCTCCGGCACGTCGGCCTCCCAGGCCGGGCAGCCGCCGAGCAGCGCGTGGCGGATGACGAGGCGCGCAGGCGAGCGGCGCATCACCGGCCGCGCCGTCACCGTCTCGCCCGCCTCCAACCCACCATAGGACGGCACCACCTGGCCGCGCCCGTCGCGCATCTCCACCGTCACCAGCAGATCAAGGCCGCGGGCGATGGACGCCTGGCCGTCGGCGCCGAGGTCGCCCAGGTCCGCCAGCGGGTTCCACCCTTCCGGCAGATCGAGCACGAGCGCCGCGAGGCCCTCCACCGCATCGTAGACCGCCAGCGCATCCGGATGCGGCTCGCGCCACAGCCGCGCCACCTGCTCGGGGAACATGCCGAACGCGTTGACGATGTCCGGCTCCTGCACCACGGCCAGCAGCTCGCCGCTGCGCGAGATCGCCTCCCAGCCCGAGCGGAACGCGGCAGCCGGCGGCCCCTGGAGCGGCAGCCGCGGCAGTTCATCCCGATAGGCCCAGCGCACCAGGGCCTCGATATCCATGCTCTTCATCGCCCGCTCCCGCTTTGCGAGGGTTGCGAGGGTTCGGCGCCGCGGCTCCCAAACCCTCGCAATCCGGTTTCCTTCACCTTTTCAATCTCTTGTGCCTTCCTCTGCGAGGGTTGCGAGGGTTGCGAGGGTTTATAGGAATACATGAGACGTCTTTTCCCCCATGCCCCCGCCGTTTCATGCACACACGTGCGGAAAACCCTCGCAACCCTCGCACCCCGCCCGTCAAGCCGTTGACATGGCACCGTAATCTCCTCCGCGAGGGTTTCGGCAAACCCTCGCAAAACCCTCGCAACCCTCGCAGCCGCGCCACGCGAGGGTTGGCTCAGTCGTCTCCATAGGGCAGCGGGGGGCTGCGGGGCGGGGCGTCCGGGCGGGCGGGCACGTCATGCAGCCGGCAGTCGAGATAGCGCCGCACGCGCTCGCTGGTCTTGGTGAAGCCCTTGTGCGGCATGGCGCGGCCGAAGGCGGTCTCCTTCCACGGTCGCTTGGCGTTGGCGAGCGACCAAGACACATAGGCCTCATACATCTCGCGCGCCGTCACGCTGGCGTTCTGGCCCGGCTCGGTGCGCTCCACGCAATCGGCCACGAAGCCGCCGATGGGGTCCATCTCCTCGCGATAGGCCTGCGTCGCCGCCGTCACCTCGTCCGGCGCGATCAGCCCCTCGGCGAGATAAGCGAGCGTGCCGGCGATCAGCCAGTTGAGGATGCCCGATCGCTCGGCCGCGAAATCCGCCAGCACGTCCGCCATCTCGCGGCGGCGGCCCTCCGGAATGGTCACCTCCCACGGCACGAGGCGGATGCGCCGCCAGATGCCGTGGTCGACGCCCGAGATCTGCGGCAGGTCGTTGCCGCTCATCACCGCCTTGAACACGGGGATGAAGCGGAAGAATCCCTTGTTCAGGTGCCGCGCCTGGATCACGTCGCCGCCGATCAGTTGCTTGACGAGCGCCTCCTTCAGCGGCTCGCCGCGCGGCAGCTCGGAAACCTGCACCAGCCGCGCGCCGGGCAGCAGCGCGAGGTCGGGCGTCGCCTGGTCGCCGCGCCGCTGGCCCTGCCCGGTGATGCTCTCGGCCGGCAGTTCGCGAGCATAGGAGCCCATCAGGTCGCGGATGGCCGAGAGGAAGGTGGATTTGCCGTTCGCCCCGCCGCCATGGTGGAAGGCGAGCGCCTGCACCGTGCGGCCGGTCAGCCCCAGCCCGTGGAACACCTGCAGGAAGCGCCGCACCGGCTCCTTCGGCTGCGTCAGGCCCAGGAAGTCATCCCAGCGGGGGCAGTGAGCGGCGGGGTCGTAGCGCACCGGCATCACCTTGGTGATGAGGTCTTCGCGCCGGTGCGGGCGGAAGGTCACGGTACCGCGCCAACGCGTCACGTCCGGGTCGGGGCAGTCGGGATCGATCTCGCGGGCGAAGATGAGCACGCCATTCTCCACCGCCACCATCAGCGGGTCGGCGTCGAAATCCTCCACCGGCCGGGTCAGATGGGGCTCGGCCAGCGCCACCATGGCCTCCGCCCGGCTCTTGTTGCCGCTGGAGACGGCGAACTTGCGCCGGCCCGCGCGACGCTTCTCGAAGTCCTCGTCATTCTCCGAGAAGCCCGGCTTCATCTCCCGCGTCTCGAGGGCGATGCGCGGCGCCGTCCATTGCGCGCGCAGGGCCACCGCCTGGCGCCCTGTGTCGAGGTCCCAATGGGTGCCGGTCCACACCATCCAGCCCTGCTCGCGCGCCACCACCAGGTCGCCGCCGAAATGGGCGATCAGCCGGTGCGCGTTGCCGGTGTCGTTCTGCGCCTCGCCGGCGCAGCGCTTGAGCGCCTCCTCATTCACCGGCGGGCCGGGAATGGGCAGTGCCTCCTCGCCCGGATCCTCCACATCCTCCGGCAGGTCATCGTTCGCGGCGGGGGGCGGCAGCGCCGGCGGCGGCGCCGCAGCCCCCTCCCCGCGCACGAGCGCGGCGATGCGCTCCTCGGGCGTGAGGTCGGGCGGGGCGGCGGCCGGGGCCTTCTCGGCAGGTTCCGTCATCCGCGCCCCCTTGTGCTACCGCCGCCACCCTCTATAGTAGCAATCCTACAGCACCGCTCTCGCATAAGGTCACGGCCATCACCCCAGACGGCGCCCACGCTGCCATCGAATCCGCTTTGCGCCACCTGACCGGCGACATGCCGCCTGCCACGATCGAAGTCGTTCCGGACGACACCGACCCGCGCTTCAATTGGACCATTCGCCTCCACGGGGGCGGCACCGCCCTGGACGATGGGGCGGCCCTCACACACCACAAGGCCATCATGGAGGGTTTCGCGGCGGTGCGGGAGGCAAACCCGATCCTGGACTTCTCTTCCTGCCCCACGAACGCCGGCAGGCGAAAAGGGCGCATTCTTTCCGGCTAAGTTGAAACGACGGCGCGGATCTCGCGTTTTCTCCGGGCAAAGCAAATCGCTCGGAGGAAACACACCATGGGCACCCCCAACGACCCGAACCAGCGCGACGACAAGCACAACCGCCAGCAGGGCGGCGAGATGGACCAGGACAAGCAGCGCCAGCAGGAGCGCGAGCGCCAGCAGTCCCAGCAGGGCGGCGGCCGCCAGCAGCAGGGCGGACAGCCGGGCCAGCCCGGCCAGGGCCAGTACGGCAACACGGATGAGCGCAATCCGGATCGAAATCGGGACAATCCCGATCGTCGCTGATCCGGTCCACGCTCCGGAAAGCCCCGCCGGCCCCCGCCTGGCGGGGCTTTCTTTTTGAATCCATGACGGCGCCGTGGGGCGCCACCGTCGGCGCAAAGATGCCGCGGAACCGCGCGCTCTCAGGGGCGTTATCGCCTTTAGCCTCGTCTCGACAGGGGTAAGCATCGCCCGGCCTGGGCTTAGTCTCCTGAGGTCGGTGCTAAATGCGCCGGGAAGCCCCGCCGGCCCCCGCCTGGCGGGGCTTTCTGTTTGTGCCCTCACTCTGCCGCCTCCCTCAATTCCCTGGCCGCGCGGCACCTGGGCGCGGCGTCGGCCATCAGCGCGCTGACGCAGGCCTCGAGCGCATAGGGCGGGTCGGTCACGACGGCGTGGATGCTTGCGTCCGGCAACGTGCGCAGCACCTCGCGGCTGTCGCCGCAATAGAGCGCCACGCGCCCGGAAAGGAACAGTTCGGGCGCGCTCATGCCGCCCGCGCCTCGGCCTGCGCCTCGTTTGAATTCAGCGTGTTACACCCGATGTTTCCCGTGGAACCCGCCGGGCCCACGCGCGTGCCCGCCTCCGGCGCGGTGAAGTCGGTGGGGTGGCGGCCCATGAGAGCGCAGATGCGCAGGGTGCTCGTCACGTCCACCGGCTCCCCATGCTCGGCCCGGCACCAGGTGGCGAGCGAGACACCCGCCGCCTTCGCGGCATCCCGCATGCTGTGTCCGGCAGCCCCGCGATAGAGCGCCAGCGCCGCCGCGAAGAACCACCACAGGAAAGGCCCGCGCGCCGCGAGCGGGAGCCGCCCCGGCAGCGGCGCGGAGAGCGGGCGCAGCGTGACGGCATCGAGGCCCCGCACCGCGCAGGTGGCGAGCCAGCAATCGAGCCGCACCGGCCGACCGGCCCGCAGCGCCCCGAAGATGCGCCCGCCCGCCAGCGGCGCGATCTGCGCCATCGTCTTGATGCGGTCCATCTCCGCATGGGTGAGCGGCTGGGCGGAAAGGATGGCGCCGAGGCGCTCATGGATATTGCGCATGGCGGTGCTCCTTGCGGCCGCGGCGGCCAAATAACGTATCATGACATGATACGAAATTGTTGACGGACGTATCACGACGCGATACGTTCTTTTCAACGAAACGGGGCGGGCGATGATCAAGAGCTTCAAGGGCAAGACGGCCGAGGCGATCTTCAACGGGGTCAATCCCGGCAAGCGTTTCCCGGCCGATCTCGTCCGCGCCGCCCAGCGCAAGCTCGCCATGGTTCACGCCGCCCACGTGCTGACCGATCTGCGCGTGCCGCCCGGCAACATGCTGGAGGCCCTCAAGGGCGACCGCGCCGGCCAGCACTCCATCCGCATCAACGACCAGTGGCGCGTGTGCTTCGTGTGGGACGACGGTGCGCGCCACGTGGAAATCGTCGACTATCACTCCTGAGGAGGCCCCCCTATGGCGCACCCCCCCCTCCCCCCCGTCCATCCCGGGGAGATCCTGCGGGAGGAGTTCCTGCTCCCCCTCGACCTCACGCCCTACGCGCTGGCGAGTGCGCTCGGCGTGCCGCGCACGCGCATCGAGCGCCTCGCCCGCGAGGACACGGCCATGACGGCGGACACCGCCTTGCGCCTCGCGCGCTATTTCGGCACCAGCGCCGAGTTCTGGATGAACCTCCAGGCGCTCTATGATGTGCGGGAAGCGCAGGGCCGCCTCGCGGCCGAGATCGCCGCCATCACCCCGCGCGAGGAAGCCGCCTGACATCACGCGGCCTCCCCGATCTCGTCCAGCATGTCTCCGGTGCGCTCGGCCCGCGCCTCGTCCGGGCGCCGGGCGCGGCGCGCCACCTCGTGCGGCGGGCGCACGGGGCGCAGCGCCTGCGGCTCGTAGGCGAGCCGGCAGCAGGCGGGGCAATAGGAGCGGCCGGGTGCCGCCGGCGCTCCGCAGACCCGGAGCGCCAGCCCCTCCCCCGCCACCGGCCAGCGGCAGGCCTCGCGGCCAACGGCGGTGAAGAGCACGCCGCCGGCCGGGCCGGAGGGCGCTGCCTTCCCCGCCCCGTCATGCTCCGGCTTGACCGGAGCATCCACGCCACCTCCCAGCCTCGCGCCCCGCCGCCGAATGGGCCCTCCGGTCAAGCCGGAGGGCGACGGCGGGGAAGCGGCAGCGGTGCGCGCGAGGCCCGAACCGTCGTCATGCTCCGGCTTGACAGGAGCATCCAAGCGCGCCGGCGGGCGACGCGGCTGCCGAGGGGGGCGCGTCAACGACGGCACGGGCGGTCGCCGCACACCCACCACCTCGCACAGGCCGAGGCGATGGGCCCGCGCGATCACCGCATTGCGCGTCGTGCCCGCGCGCCCGGCCTCCAGCACCCGTTGCAGGATGACGCCATAGCTCAGGCGCTCGGCGCGGCCGGCGCGGATGATGTCGTCAAAGGCGCCCCAATCCGCCGGCGCCTCGGCCATCAGCCCAAGGGCGCGGGCGCGGGTGCGCACGCTTATGGGCGTGCGGTCGAACCCCAGCGCGCGCAGGCGGGCCGCGGTCTCGCCCCGCGACGTGCCCTTCTCGAAATCGGCGCGGATGATCTCGTCTTCCCGCGCGCTCCACGGGCCCTTGCCGTCGCGCCGAGGATAAAAGCGGGTCATGCCGCCACTCCCATTGGATGGCTCGCGCGCGCAGGCGGCGCGAGCATGTCGTTGAAGTCCTTGCCCGCCGGCGCCCAGATGGTGCGCACCAGGCGGCCGGGGGCGGCGTGGCGGGCCTCGGCGCGCCGCATCGCCATCTGCGTCAGGAACGGCTCTGAATCCCCGTCGCCGAGCAGCAGCAGCTCGCGCACGCTGTCCTCCACCGGCATGGCGAGGCTCTCGAAATCGGGCGTCGGGCCGGGCACGCGCACCGGCTGAAGGCGGCCTGCTTTGTCCGGGCGGCGCAGGGTCGGGTGGAAGATGGTCTCGATTGCCTTGCCGCCGAGATTGCCGAGGTCGACGCCAGCGGCAAACACGTCGCCGGGCTCGTCGGCGCCGAGACGCCGCAGCGCCGTCCACACCGAGAGCACGGTCTCGATGCCCTCGCCGGCCACCATCCGCGCCGGGCCGGCCTCTGCGGGTTGGCCGGCGGCGCAGAGGCCGGCCCGCACGAGCACGATCCGCCCGCCTTGCTTGGAACCGCGCGCCTTGCGCGCCGGCAGCAGCTCGCCGGTCTCGGGATCGGCCAGCACCGCCTTGCCGTCCGCCTGGCTCAGGTCGATCCAGGTCAGGTGCAGGCCACGGAAATGCCCGTCCGCGCCGGTGATGGCGGCGAGCATGGCCGGCCCGCGATGGATGATGCGCGGGCGCGTCTCGCCGCGCCCATCCTCCTCTCTGCCGTGGAAATAGGGCGCGGCGGGCAGGAAGCGCAGAGCCGTGCCGGGCGCCGGCGCGAGCCCGTTGCGCCGGTCGAGATAGGCCGCGACCATGGAGTGCTGCGGCATGGCCTGGCGCCACATGGCATAGAGCGCCCGGCGCTCCTTCTCGCGGAAGAAGGAGGCGGTTTTCTCGCTTCTCTCCTGCTCCGCCGTGCGCTGCGCCGCGCGGGCGGCGAGTTCCTCCGGCGGGAGGCGGTGCCCCTCCCCCTTCGGCGGCGGCTGGCCGGTCAGCGTCTCGCAGGCTGCGAGGAAATCCGCGCCGTCGAGGTGCATCACCAGGCCGATCACGTCGCCGCCGACGCCGCAGTGCCGGCAATTCCAAAGGTTCTTGCGCGTGTTGAGCCCGAACCGGTCGCTGCCGCCGCAGACCGGGCACGGCCCCACCATCTCGCCGCCCGCCTTGCGCAGCCGGATGCCGCGCCGCCCCACCTCCTGCACCACGGAGATGGCGCGGGCCTCGGCGACCCAATCGGCAAAGGCGAGGTCGCGGGTCATTCCGCGCCCCTGATCTTCAGCACCTGCCCGCCGAGGCTTCGGCGGCGGCCGTCCCACGCCTCGGGCGCGGGCGCCGGGTCGAGCGACGTGGGAAAGCCCTTGCGCGGGGCGGCATGGCCGCAATTGAGGCAGCGCACCTGCTTCGGCGTGGCGTCCACGCGCACGCTGCCGCATTGCGGGCAAATGTAGCGGGGGGAGCGCATCAGCCTGCCTCCCCCGCCGCGCCGCTCGTGTCCGGCGGCGGGGCGCCGTGGGCGCGCACCAGGGCCGCGAGCAAAGCGGCGCTGCCCTTGGCGGCGGCGCGGGCATGGTGCCGGTCTGCGCCCTCGACGGCGCCGGGCCGCGCCGCGCGCACCTCGATCGTGCGCCGGCTCGGCTCTCGCCGGCCGAGCTGGCGGTGCATGGGGGCGGAAACCTTGCCCATGGTTCAGCCCTCCCCGTCCGTCAGGCCGGCGAGGTTCAGCGCCGCTCGGGCCAGCGAATCTTGCAGGCGACGCTTGGCGCGGCGGATCTCCTCGCGCTCGCGCGGCGTCACCGTGCCATCGGCAAGCGCCGTGCCGTAGGCCTGCGAGACCGCGCCTGCGGCCGCAGTAATGTCGAGCATGTCGCGGGTGAGGCAGCCGCCGCCGTCACCCTCCTCGATCGGCACCAGCCGATGGCCGGTGAGCGCGGCGAGCGCGCGGGCGAACACCGGCTTCTGGGCGATGAATTCCAGGAGGAACACCACCTCCAGCGGCATCATGTCCTTGTGGGCATCGCCTCCCCAGCGGCTGATCTGGCCGGGCGAGTAGCCGGTGAGCTGCTCCACCCGCTGCGGCCCGGTGGAGCCGGGCACAACGGCAGCGGCCACGGCGGCGCGAGCGGTGCTCTTGATGAGGGGAATCAGCCCATCGGGCAAAGGGGTAGCGTCCACGAAAAAAGCTCCCGTGCTTTTTCGTTCCGAAAACGAGGTTGTGGTGCGAGGGTCTGCGCGTCAGGTCACGGCGGCGGGCGTTCCCTCCGCGGCACGATCGGGTCGGGATGCAAGATGGACGGGAGGTCGGGATGAATGAGCGACGAGGGTTGACGCCGGAGCAGGCCGCGTTCCGCAACTGCCTGCTCATTGTCATCGGCAAGATGGCGCGCCGCATCGCCACCAAGAGCCCCGGCGGACCTGCCTTCCTCAACTGGCTGTGCGTTCACGTCATCGCACAGGAAGCCAGCGTCCACGCGCCGGATGCCCCCATCCGGCAGGAGTTCCACGAGCTCACCGGGCGCATCATGGCCCAGACCGTCGAGCCAGGCCCGAACGGTGGCCGCGGGCAGCGTGGCTAGCGCGCGCACGGCGAGCGCCGCGTAGCAGTGCATGCGGTAGGCCATATCGTCGATGAGGCGGGGATCCACATGATCGAGCGCAACGGAAAGAGGCACCTCGACGACCAGGCTCCCCTCGCGCAATGTGAAGCACTTGCGATCGAGGCCGCCGAGGTGCGCGGTCAGCGCCTTGAGCGCCGCCTCGCGAGACGGCGGCCGGTCGAGCAGGTCCGCATACGCGCCCGGAGAGAACACGTTGCGCGCGACGCCGCCCCCCGCGTCATGCTCCGGCTTGACCGGAGGATCCACGGCGGTGCGCCAGAAATCGCGATCGAAAACATCCCACATGCTCATGCCGCGCCTCTGGAGAAACTGAAATGATTGCGCTCGCTGACCCCACATTCATCGTTGCAGCCATAGCGGCACTCGCCGCGGCTGCGAGCGCATGGATTTCCTGGCGGGTGCTCCGGCAGCAGGAGAGGCACGCGAGCGAAATGTTCGTTGTAAATGTCAGGATCACCCGATCCAACGGCCTCTGGATTCTCGCTTTCGAGGCCAAAAATCTCAGCCCCTATCGCTGGCAAGCGAAATCCCTCGAAATTCTCAGTCCACGAGGGGCAGGAGTTCACCAATCGTGGGATGACATTCCGGGAAGAAATGCTTGGCATCCCCCGACGTGTGAGGCCGACAGGAAGACGCTCGTCGCAAAATGCAGAATGCGCATGGAAATAGCGCCCGCTGGCATGGAGCAGACTTTTCAAGGCGCCAAATTCAGAATGGATCATCATTGGGAGAGCGCCAGTCTATATTTGGAGTCACAAGACGAGATTACGCTCTCTATGCGACTCACCTTCTCATCGATGGATGCTCGCCAGAAAGTTGAGGTCGTGCACGTCACAAGGACGCTGCCCGCAACCAAAGCGATTGCGACCCCCTGAGTGATGAAGATCTTCAGATTCATGCCGCCTCCTCCCGCGCCACGGGGGCGTCGTCATTGGCGGCCGGAACGATGAACAGCCAGCGGTCATCCCAGGCGATGCCGCGCGAGGAGGCCGCGGCACGCATGGCCTTCTGGCCTCGCCGGGAAATGAAGCCATCCACCTCCCAGCGGGAGACGGTGGCCTGGGTCACGCCGAGCAGGTCGGCGAACGCCTGCTGCGTCGCGCAGCCAAACACGTTTCGCCGGATATGGGAGGCCGGGGTCATCATGCCCCGGACAATACATTAAATGTATGTTCGATCAACCCCCCCGCAAGCCAATTATACGGAAACTGTTTTCGCCCGCGGCGCCGCTTCGCGCACATTGCGGCGCATGAACAAGCCCTTGAAGAACCCGGACCTCGGCCGCCGCATCAAGGCGCTGCGCGACGCACTGGGGGAATCGCAGGCGGTGTTCGGCGAGCGGTTCCATGTGGAGCAGCCGACCGTCGCGCGCTGGGAGAAGGGCAGCCTGCCGGCGCGCGCGATCCTGCCGCAGCTCGCCGCTCTTGCCGGCATGCCGGAGCCGGAATTCTTCTATGGCGACGGCCCGGTGAAGACCGTGCCGCTGGTCTCATGGGTGGCCGCGTCCGGTTTCGCGCAGATGACGCCCACCCATGCCGTGGACGCCGAGCGCCACCTCACCATCGGCGACCTGCCCAGCGGCGACTATTTCGCCCTTTCTGTGCGCGGCGACAGCATGGACCGCGTGGCGCCCGACGCGGCGATCATCATCGCCAACCGCAATGAGATCGAGCTGCAGCACCGGAAATTCTACGTGTTCGAGAGCCGGGGCGAGACCACGTTCAAGCGCGCCATGCTGCGGCCCCGGCTCCGGCTCGACCCCTACTCTACCAATCCGGAGCACGAGCCCATCTTCCCGCCCGAGCCCGAGAGCGTGCGCGTGCTCGGCCGCGTGGTGCGGGTGATTACGGATCTCTAGGAGGCGCTGCATGCGGCTGGTCAAGTGCACCGATTGCGGCGCCGAGATCAGCCCGCGCGCGAAAGCCTGCCTCAAATGCGGAGCGCCGTTGCGCCGCGGTTGCAACCGCAGAACCGCCGCGATCATCTTCGGCTGCTTGGTGGCCTTCCTCATCATCGCCCGGGTCGCGCGCGAAAGCCCGCGCGATGCGGTCACCACGGCCGAGGTGATACGCGCCGAGCCGGCGCCGCAGGCCGTCGAGCCGCAGATCGCCGAATCAAACCTGATGTCCCGTGACGACGTCCTGCGCGCCATCGCCGCCTTCCGCGAAGCCTGCCGGCCGCTCGGCGGGGCCATGTGGGCGGACCTGACAGCCGTTAAGGCGCGGGTGCAGAAGGAATATGCGCCGCATCGGCTGGCCAAGGGCTGGAAAACATCCATCGAACTGGAACTCGTGGTGCCCGACAAGCCGCGCCTCATCCCGGCCTACGACGAGCGCACGGGCGTGATCGCGGGACATCACCTCTGGTATGATCTCGGCGGCGGCAAGGAGCCGGGCTTCTTCGCCAGCAAGCGGGTGTCGCAGATGCTGTGCGGCAGCCCCATCGACCAGAACGGCAACGTCACTTTCGCGAAGGCCCCAGGCCTCGCCTTCATTCCCTAGCCCATCGCCTCCAGCCCGGCGCGGAAGACGCCCGCCGCCCGCTCCAGCGATCGATAGGTCGTGGTGCCGGACTTCAGCCGGACGATCCACGGGCGCTCACGCAGGCCCCGCTCCTCTTCCGCCCAAGTGCCGTCGGGCAGCTCGACCAGTTCGAACGCCACGCGCTCATAGGCGAGCGCCGCCACAGGCTCCTTCAGCAGCCGCCCGCTCTTGCCGCGCCGATGCAGGCCGAGCCATTGCGCTTCTGCGGGATCACCTTCCAGCACGGCCTCGAGGCCGAGGCGCGTGATCAGATCTGCGCAGCCGGCGCGCACATCCGCAAGGCTTGCCACAGCCGCCATTGTGGGTGGGGAGGGCTTGCCCCGGTGCATGACGGCCTGCGCCACCAGCGGCGAGCCGAGCGCCCGCGCCTTGAGGGCCTCGACCGCGCTTAGGTCGCCGCCCGACGAGCGCCGTCACATCGCCCATCAGTAGCCCTGCCGCGTGCTTGCAGAAACGCCCGCCCCGCCCGCCGGCCGGGCAGGTGCAGAAGGCGCGCAAACCACCGCCGGAACCCTCGAACATGACGACATAAGGCACCCGCGCCGAGCCCTGCACCTGAAACCTCAGGATGTCGCCCACCGCTCCCCCCTCCAGCCCCATTCCCGCCTCCCGCAACCAGACGGGAAACTCTAGGCAAAGCCCGCCTCAAGCTGCAACGTGAGCGCGCAAGAATACATTTTCTGTATTTGCCCTATTGCCGGGAACATACATTAAATGTATGCATAACCCATCGCACCCGATGGGGACACCAATGCACCTTCCCGACCAGCTTTCCCCGCCCGAAGCGGCGGATGCGGCTCTCAACCTCGCCGGCCTCGGCGAGGTGCTGGACCGGCTCGCCGGCGCCGTCCGCAAGTTCGAGGGGTTCACCTTCGCGCGCCAGCCCGACGCGGTGAAGGCCGCCGACGAGGGCGGCGAAGAGGCCAACCGCTTCCTCGCCCACCTCCAGACGGAGATGGCCGACACCGCCGCCACCATCCTCGCCACCATGCCCATCGCCACCGAGCGCCTCGCCAAGGCGCAGGCGGCGCTGGCCGACACGCTGGCCGCCGCCGCCGCGGCCGAGCGCACCGGAAAGGCCGCGTGATGGCGCAGGTTCACAGCCCCTTTGCCCCGCGCGACGTGGTGCGCTGCGTGCAGCCCACGGGCCGGCTCATCAAGGGCCAGATCTACCAGGTGCGGGCCACGCAGCCGGCCGAGGACGTGCTCGCGGCCGCCCTCGGCGAAGGGCCCTATGTGCACCTCTACGATTTCGAAGGGGCCTTCATCGCCGCGCGCTTCGTGCTGGTGGCCCGCGCCCCCGCCAATGACGACGCCGCGCACGACGTGGCGCAGCGCATGGCGCAGGTGATGCGCGAGCGCGTGGCCCTGGCGGGCTCCTGCGACGTGCACGACCTGGCCCGCGCCGGATTCACCGCCGCGCAGATCATCGAATATGCCGACGAGGCCCGCGGCATCGCCGGCCCGCTGCCCGCCGAGGTGGCGTGATGGTCCGCACGCTCGGCCTGCGCCTGAGCAATCCCTTCCGGCGCCACTGCCCCCCGGCGCCGGGACAAGCGGAGCCGCAGCCGCCAAGAGACCTCGGCTGCGGCTCCGCACCTTCCCCCTACCCAACAGATCCAACGGCAGCCGTCGCACAGCAGTGCGCCCTTGGCGCCGTGCACATCGGCGCCGGGGTCGGCCTGCTCTGGCTCGCCGGCGCCGCCGCTCTCTTCCAGGCCACGCGCGAGATGATGGAGGTGTGACCCATGGCGCTCATCACCTATTCGCCCTCCGGCACCGGCCCCGGCGCCATCGCCAAGCTGGTGTGGGCCGCAAGCCAGGCGCTGCTGCAGGCGGCGCGCGACGGCCAGCGCGAGGCCGCCGAGCAGATCGGCATGTGGCTCGCCAACACGCGGCCCGACCCGCGCTGCACGCCCCGCGTCCAGCGCACCATCGACCGCAGCCTGGAGATCGCCCGCGCCCGCCTCGGCGGCGCCGGGCCTGATTTCCAGCCCATCCAGCCCGACGACGGAGAGGCGGCATGAGCGCCCGCACGCCCGCCCCCTGGATCCAGACCGGCACTGGCCGGGCGCTCGATCTCATGGCGCCGACTGCGGCCATGATCGACCTCGACACCGACGTGGCCGAGGCGCTCGCCCGCGAGCCGCGCTTCGGCGGGCACGTGCGCGGCGGCCCCTACAGCGTGGCGCAGCACATGGTGCTCGGCGCCGACGCCATCGTGGCGCAGACCGGCAGCATCGAGACCGCGCAGGCGTTCATCCTGCACGACGCGCACGAATATGCCTGCAAGGACATCATGACGCCGCTGGCGCAGGCGCTCGACCTTCGCGTCGGCAAGGTGATCGAGGATCACCTGCGGCTTGCCGGAACGCCGCCCACGATGATCGCCGGCGCCGGCGCGGGGATCTTCCGCATCGCGCTCGCCGGCCTCAAGGCCGACCTCGACCGCGCCATCCACGCCGCCGCCGGCCACCCCTGGCCGTTGGCGCCGGAGATCGCCCGGCGCGTGGCCGAATGGGACCTCGCCATGCTGGCCGCCGAGCGCCGCCATTTGCTCGCGCCCGCGCCGAAGCCGTGGGACCCCGCGGTGGAGGATTGGGCGCCCGCGAAGCTCAAGGGCCGCATCCAGGTGTGGCCCTGGCCCAAGGCCGCCGACGAATGGCGCGCGCGCCTCCACACCTACTTCCCCCACCTCGCCGCCAAGCGGGCGGCGTGAGCCTCATCCGCGCCCGAGCAGGGGCCCGGCACGGGCGCCTTCGCGAACGGCGCAAACGAAACGGAGACCTTCGATGCAGCGCATTCGCGACGCACAGACCATCATCGGCGCCCTGGAGGGCGGCGATCTCGCGCAGGAAATGTCGGTCCAGATCACCGGCGCGCTCGCCCAGCTCAAGGAGCTCACCGGCGGTCGCCCCAAGGCGAAGGCCAAGGGCAAGGTGGTGCTCACCCTCGACATTGAGGTGGAAGGCTCTCAGGCCACCATCACCGGTGCCATCGAGGCCAAGGTGCCGAAGCCCGCGCGCGGCTCGAGCTTCTATTGGGTGCTCGACGACGGCTCCCTCAGCACCGAGCACCCCCAGCAGATGAACATGTTCGCCGGCCCGCGCCCGCTCGCGGCCGCTGGCGACGCCTGAGCCCCTCCCCAGCCCGAAAGGCCCTTTCCCATGGCACCCACGAAACCCGCCCCCCACATCGAACTGCTGGCCGAGAGCATCGGCATGCCCCCCGTCGCGCCCGGCTTCGACGCCAAGTTCATCGCCGACCTCGGCGCCAAGGCGGCCGAGCCGACGACGATCACCATCGACCTCGCTGCGCTGAACGATAACGGCCTGCCGCCACGCGTCGATCTCGGCTGGGACCCGAAGAACGGACAGATCGTCGGCCTCAAGAGCCACATCGAACAGTACCGCATCCGGCCGAAGCTCAAGACCGGCACCGCCAAGGCGCTCACGCTGCAAAGCTTCATCGACCTGGCGCTGCGCCACAAGACCGCGCATTCAGCGGTGTTCGCGGACACCACCTGGCAGAAGCCCGGCTTCACGGCGGTGATCGACTATCACGAGGCGGCCGAGGGCGGCGCGGCGGACAACGGCAAGCACCGCATCCATTACGATTTCCCGCTCTCCGAGGAGTGGAAGGCCTGGGTGAAGATGGACGGCGAGGCGATGTCGCAACTGGACTTCGCGGCCTTCCTCGAAGACCACGTGATGGAGCTCTCCAGCCCCTACGACACCGAGAAGAGCGAGCTGGAGCGGGAATTCGCCACCACCGTGGCGACACCGGCGGACGTGGTGCAGCTCTCCCGCGGGCTGCATGTGCACGTCGCCAGCGCGGTGAAGAATGCGCACACGCTCCAGTCCGGCGCCGGGCAGATCCAGTGGCAGGAGGAGCACCAGACGGCGGACGGCAAGCCGCTCACCGTGCCCGGCATCTTCATCCTCTCCATCTCCCCATTCTTCATGGGCGAGAAGGTGCGCGTGCCGGTGCGCCTGCGTTATCGCACCGCCAACAGCAAGATCATCTGGTTCTACCAGATCTACCGGCCCGACGTGCACGTGACCGAGCGCGTGCGCGCTGACCTCGACATCGTCGCCGAGCAGACCGGCCTGCCCTGCTTCGAGGGCACGCCGGAGATGAACGCGGCCTGACGCGCCCGCCAGGAAGGAGCCGGAAACT